TGATTATCCGAAGTCGTCAAATCAACCCTGGAACCTAAAGAACCAGAAGTCATCTTTTTATAAGACACTCTTGCACGACTTTTGGTAGTATTAAGCCCCTGAGCAGACCAAAGGAAATGCAAATCATCATTTCCATCTGCAAGACAAACTCCCTCGAACGAAGGATAGTAAGTCTTTATCAAACTGATGTTCACTGGCGCAGCCAGTGAACCGGAGGGGGAGATATAACGATAAAATAGATCATTACCATAGATAGAGCAATCGATTTGAGAATCGACACGGTAAATATGAGGCATTATTCTTGAAAATGCAGCAGTATATGGATCAAAAGTGACATTAATATTATGTGTATGAGCACAAGTAGCCCAACTGGTATCATAACCAGACAAAGAAATACGACTCAAACACGCACCGGATGTTTTTTGGGCAGTGACAGTAGCAATATCATCATGATCATTAGACCACGACCCACCAAGATCAGAATAAGATGTTTTACCTACAAGCAATTTTCCATTAAGAGCTTCACCGGCAGCAGATAATGATGTAAGAGAGGATAATAAAGCAGCACTTCCGGCTAAGAGAAGGGAATTCTGAGAAATGACTGTTTGCGGAGTAGTAATCTTTCCAAGTATAGTACCATAGGCCGGAGGAGAATTATTTGCATAACTTGTATAAAAAGATCCGGCATGAGCGTGATCACAGACAACAACAGTAGTTCCACCAGAAGAACCACCACTAAGACAATATTGGTTTCCATTGAAATTATACGAAACTAAATGACGATGTTGAGCAGCACCAACGATATCTCCAACAGAATCAGAGCAATAAATAAAATAATTATCTTGATCCGAGTATCTGGAATATCCAGCAGGGACATTAGTATTAAATGGAACTATAATATCAACAGGGAGAACCGGGGGAATGCCATAATATCTAAGAAGTTTAAGAGATCTGCTAGGAGGAAGAAGAGTTTCATTGGAAATAGTAACATTAGATGCGGTATGATGCCAAGCAGCATAAATACCACCAGCACCCATGCCTTCATATAATTTATCAACGGACCCATTAACTTCTCCGCCAGAAACATATAAAGTATGACCGTGAACATTATAAGTATCTGGATCATAGCCCAATGATGGATAAGTAGATCCGGTTTCACCGCCAAGCATCCTATGATATCCAACTCCACCATTATTTGAAACCAATTCAAAGCCGTCAGGAGTAGTAGCACCACAGAAAAGCCAGTATGTAGGAAAATCTACCTGATCCCATCGAGTATAAGTTATATGAATGCCATTATTTTTGTCACATGTAATAGAAGGAAGAACATAATGATGACCATCTCCATTATCAACAATGGTAGCAGTCCAGGTTTCACCACCATTAACACTTTTAAGATAAACAACCCTGGAAATGCTGGAAATTATATAGGAACATACGGCATGAATAGTTCCATCTGGGGTTTTTACGATATGGCGGGCGGAAACAGGAAAGAGAATCATCTGAGATTGGTACAAACCAGAAAGGAATGATATATTTGGAAATTGGAGAGATGCCGCAACAACGACATCAGTAGAACCAAGATCAGTAACAACATTTTTATGCCAATCATCCGACAGATCATTTTCGCTTTGCTGAGGGAGATCCAACGTAGCTCCAAGATCATGAACCCAGGGACCATCGCCAATTAAGACCTGCTGTTTTCCACCAGGACCGATAGAAGATTTAGACCAGATTTCAGCTTGATCAAGCCCTGTAGCATACCAGGATAGCCAGGATGGAACAGGTTCATTGGCGAGGTCTAAGACGCGCTGATCAACCGGAATAGGCTTGGAAGCAATCAAAGCAGGATCGATAGCAGTCCTGTAATTGAGAACAGGAGATGTTTTGGGATTGGTTATGACTATTGCCGATATATCCTTGGATTCAGACAAGGACTGTTGCATCTTGGTTTGTATATGAGCCGAATCAGTCACATTGAAGTACCTGCTTCGCAGGTACTTAAAGGTTTGACTTATATACAAGAAAACAGCATTTCAACATATGGCAGAAAACGGCGAGAATCCAGTGAATTTCATCGAAGGAATAGATCCGACAAAAATAGACAACAGCAACATTCCACAGATATTAACTGCTATGCTGAATCAAATGTCAGTAATGTATAATTGCATAAGCAGAATGGAGTCAAAACAAAAAGAAACTGACAACTATCTGCTGTTTTTTAGAGTTTCAAAATGTGGATGGGATTTGTTAAAAGACGCGAATAACATAAAAGCATTAATTGCTCTTGTAAGTGGTTTTGCAATAATAGATTTCACGACTCGCTACGTTTTTTGGTTCATTTGGCCTAAATGAAATGATTCGCGCGAACGCGCGAATCATTTTACTTCCAGAAATCACCGAGATGATTCAATGCGTTCTGGAATACAGCTACAACGCCACGATAGGCAGGCTTGCCGAGAGATGCATATGCAGCAATGAAGCCATTATTAAGCTCTTCACCTGAGATGGTATTATCAGAAAGAGCCGCATTAATAGTATGCAATCCGGACTCGGCATCAATTAGCATGGATTTAAACTCTTCCTTCTGTTCATCGGTCATACGATTAAACTGCGCAGAAATGGCCTGCGCACCAAAATCTTCGAACATTGCCATACGATTATTTAGTAGAGCGCATGGAAGATTTAACCTTTTCGATTTTGTGCCCAGAATAGACACCAGCGGCATATAGAGCAGCATCGACCCATTTAGAACTGAGTTCAGTGATATAAATAGTAAAATAGATAGCAGAAAAAATAATAACCATAGTAACTACGAAATTCTTGTTTTGGTCAATAAATTCGGATAAATCGCGGAGATTGGGCATAAAAATCAGTCCTTTTCGAGCGGTGCAAGAGCGACGCTAGAAACAAGGGGGAGATAGACCAATTTTTCGATGCCGGAAACTGAAGAAGTAGGAACCATTACGGGATTTACTTCTCCAATCACGTTAGAATTAAGCTTATCCGTGATTTTAGTATTTTTTTTATCTTTAATCATGCGACAAACCTCGGAATAAACGAAGGCCCAGAGTAATGTGGGTATGCGAGTGGTGCATAATCAACATTGTAATAACATTGGACAGGAATATCTGCTATACCATCATGATTATTATCAAGATACCAACCAGTATATCCAAAGAAATTATTCTGAATATAAATGCCAGAATCTTGCTGATCAGGATTCATATCACATATATCAACCGATGCATTGGAATAAAATTGGTTTCCGAATATGCTATGAAGCGCATTAGCTTTAACTTCACAGTAAATTCCATTATAGCAAGACTCAAAAATATTCTTGCAAGCAAGAAATCTTTGTGCATTATTAAAATTTATACCTTGACCTGCGGTTCCAACTGTTCCAAATCCTTCAAAATAGTTTTCTTCAATAGATCCATCAACACTAGCACTTAAAGTACCATCAGCCCTAATTCCTATGGTATCGAGGCCATATCTACCATTGAGATGATTTTTTCCTATAGAAATTCTATCACAATCATTGAGAAGAATGGCAGTACATTGAGAAGCACCATCTGAATTGACTTCAGCATAGCAATCGTGTATTTTTTGGCCCGGACCTGTTACCTGAATAGCATTAGCATTGGTAGAAACAGCAGCAATACCTTCAAGCTCGCAGTATCCGGCTTGAAGATCGACAGGAACACCGGAAAGAGGGGAAATTTCTACGGAAGATGATCCAGCCTGAACCATACCATGAATAATGACATTTTCTTCATCGATAATAAAATTCTCCTGGAAAGTAGCAGGCCCACGAATCCAAATCTCCATCCAGGGTTCAAGTATTGCCATAATTCCAGCAAGTGTTTTCTTCGGGCGCTCCCAGGAATATCCATCATGTTTGTCAGATGAATTAGAAGCGGTAGGATTGAGGTAGATGGAAGTACTGCCTCCTTTGGAGAAATTGAGTTTACCGGAAGCCTGCCTTATGCTGGTAATTCCTTTGACTGGCATTACTTGATCACCAATTCAGTTGTAAGTGATTGTTCTTCGAGTTTACTGAGCGCCTTTTTAATTAGAGGACTGGTAATGAAGGCATCTACTTCTTTATCTTCCCATTCACCGGGAGTAGCATCAAGGGAGAACACGAGATTTGCATTAGAGGCCCATAGTCCAATGCCCCATATCCTCATTTCTCCCTGTTGGTAATTAATGAATTCATCCGGACCGAGTATAGCGTAATCGGAATATCCTAATTCATTATGAATAGTCCTATAATACAGATAATTATCACCAGCACCGCCTGCATGATTATGAATCATGAGCGATTTAGCAGGAACCTTGAAACCTTTCTTGGAATCAGAAATGAAATTGCAAAAAACCATATCACCATCTCCGCCATACTCAAACTCATAGCGGGTGATGGTGTAATGGCCTTGATTGTATCGAGATGAGATAGACATTTTAATTCTCTTATTCTATGCTATATGCTCGACCAAAGAACCTAAATGTGGTTATAACCGCAGCACTGCCGCCATAGCAAGTAATGGCATGACCGGGAGCAACAGGATAATCCTTGACAACTAAATTTTGAGGAACGACAAACGTAGACAGAGAACTTGCCTCCGGGCAATTATCACCAATCTCAAGGTAACTTATGCCGCCAATAGAGGTAACAAGGAAATATTCTGCATCAGCCGGAACCTTGACAGGAATGGAATATCCACTATTAACAATTCTGATGCCACCAATGTCCCTAAGAGCAATTTCGCGGCGGGTTCTAGCCCGTCGCGACGTGTGGGAAGTTTCCGGCTCAAGCAGAGAGCCGCCAAACATTTGCTCATTTCCAGACATACCTAAATCACAACTCCAGCCTGAATGCCCTTTGCAGTCTTCGGCCAGTCGGTAACAAGCTTCTGAGCATCACTGCGAGCAGTCGCACTATTAAAGGGCAGCTTCCATCTGATGTGATCGGCGACATTGAGGTTTCGAATACCATAAATGAAGCCACATGGAACAGTATTGCCGCCAGTGCCGGTAGTGGATTCTATGCGAACCTCAAGCTTTTTTATTGCCGGAACGTAGCATTTGAGGTACGTAAAATCGGGCAGAGCAGTAACATCGAGCTTCATGTACTCAGGATCGGTATCACGATCAACAATAATGAAAGTATCATCGGGAGTACCAGCCCCAAAGCAGGTAGTATCTATCATAACACCAAGCAAAACGGCAACTTGCGAATTGGGATTTGGAATATTGATTGCAGATCCGCCAATGATAGAAGAGCTACTAGCGCCCATAGCAGTCATGTTTTTTTCAACAGGGATAACATCATCGAATAGCTTTGATGGATCGATATTAAGAAGACTCTGATTATGCGGGATAGTACCAAAGCTCATGTTTTCTTCCAAATGAAGATCTTTAACAAGCGAATCCTCGACAGAATCAAGCTGCCCCTTCTCACGGAGCTTATCAACTACCAGTGGTTCTCTAAAAGTCATGTTCCAGCGAGATCTTACATTGGTCGTAGGACCGCCAGCAGTCATTATACCGGAGAAATCGACAGTTTCCCTGGCGCGAATTTTGATATATCTATTACGATCCTGCAATGTTTGAGCATTTGAGCGAATTCGCGCACGCTCTGTAGAGTCGGCAGTGATAACGAGATCGAGATTTGCAGTCTGAGTATGAACTTCAGGATTTTCAACGGTGCATCTCCTATCGATCAAAGAATAGGATGCAATGCTTTCGCCGTTAGTGCTTATAGAAGCTTGGTTTATGGCCTCGATAAGCATTTCAGGGAAATATTTTGCCTTGTCGGGCTTTATAATCGGATTAGCCATGCATATCAAATTGATAGACGATAGGATTTAAGCCCAATAGAAACAGTCATTTAGATTGTATGCAATCGAAATGGTTAAATACGAAAAAGAATAAGGTTATGGTATGGCATCTGAGGAAACGAAAAGAACGAACATGGTAAAACTAAAAGTTCATAATCAAAGTGGAACTTTTAGGCTGAAGATGCCAAAAGAATGGATAAATCTAAATAGCATTGAGAGTAAGGACGAGCTAGACGCAATAAAGTCACACGCAATTATAGTTATGCCAAAAAGAGATCTAACAAAAGAAGAACTTGAAGAAGTAATAAGAGATCTGAGATTAGGTTGGCAAGCAAGAACATTATTGAACTCTATTGCGTATTAATACAGGGTGAATTAAATGGCACAGCAAGGAACAGGAATGACATCTAGCCAGCCTTCGACTGGAAACGTGGGAAATGGAGTAAAGAACATGGCACAAACTGACGTAAAGAAGGAAAAGAGCGCACCAAGCGCAACAAACGTAGCGGCGGTAGCAACTATGAAGATGGATACAGCAAATTTGAAGAAAATGGTAAGCGAGAAGGCAGGAATAAAGAAGATGGCAAACGCCTTCGGAGTAACAAAAGATGAAGTAAAGGAAGCATTGAAGGCAAATGGAATGAAAACGATTTCAATGGAGAAGGAGGCAATGAAGATCAGCTTCGGAGATATGAGAAAGATCTACGCAGCAATCGAGAATGGCTGTGGAAACACAGAAGATATCGCAGAACTAACAGGAATTGATAGAAAGGTAGTGGCATCCGGGGTAAGGAAGCTGAAGAGAGAGGGAGAAGTAGGTTACAGCCTTGTAGTACTAAAGGCACAGTCCGAAGCACCGACAGGACAGACAGGACCACTTTAAAGCAATACGCGGATACGCGAGGCGAATCTATTCGCCTCGCGAAATGAGGTTTTTTATGAATCCTGAATCAAAAAGCACAGTTCAGGATATGATTATTGAGCCAAATAGGAAAAGAATAGAAAAAGCAACTTCGCTAAAGAAAAGAAGAGAAGCTTTGTCTAATACTCTACTGAAAGCTCAAGGCATAAGGCATGGAGATAAATGCTATAGATGCGGCCTGAATTGTGAAGTAAAGCGGCAGGAACATGTGGATTTTAGTAAGATTTTCAAGGAACCACCGATATACAGCTTAGATAATTGTCCAAAACAAGGAAAATTGAGTAAATTAAGGATAAAAAAGAAAAACAGGGAGAGATAGAATTATGGAACTGGAAGCAAAATTTGATAAAATTGAGGAACACACAAAATGCATTACGAAAAAGAACAAATCAACAGGATTGAAGGAAGACGATAAGGAAACATGGTACACAGCAACATTCGCCATAAAGAAAATAGGATACGACAAAGATGAGAATATTAAGCAAGGAACAAGCGACCCCTGGACGAGATTGGTAATAAATACAATGGATAAGGAAGTATTGAAGGAATTCGAGAATGCAAAGATGGGAGACAAAGTATTGATTACAGTTGATAAAGTATGAGTGGAGAAAAAAAGGTGAAATAAATGAAAATAAATGTGTTTGAGACAGAATGTAAACGTTTTTTAATGGGTAACAGAAGGAATGATGCAAATGATGTAATAACGAAGAACGAAAAGACATTAATAGTGACAAATGAAAACATACATGGCGTAATAACAAAAAACCGTGATGCCGATGTAATAAGATTACTAGGAGAAGCCGAAATAGATATAGATTTGATGAGGACGAGAGAAATAAACAATGTACTGACATTATTAAAAGAAAGAGATGCATTATTAAAAGAGAAAGATACAAAAATAGAAGAACTTAACAAACAATTGTTTAAGACAGAAGGATTGATGATAGTACTTGCAAAAAGAATGAGAATTTTGCTAGATATAATACAAACACAGAAAGAAGACGTGGAACACAGAAAACGATATTTCATGATTTGGTTCATTGGGATATTAGGAAAGAAGGAAATAAGAACAGTATTGAATCTATCTAATATTAGAATACTGGTAGCAATGTGTGATTGCAAAGCAACCGTAAGAATGGTAGAAAATGAAATGAAAAACAGGTGAATAAAATGGCATTTAAACTAGGATACCAGCTATATTCAATCAGGCATCCAACAGAGTCGGATGCCAGATTGTTTATGCCTGGACTTTTTTCATGGGTAACGGCATTTGAGCAATTCGGGAGAGAAGCTATCATGTCGGCAAATATCAAAAAAGAAAGCCTAGAGAATTACGATATAATACACGTAAATTACACGCCGACAAATGAGACTTACATAACGGCCCTGAGAAACGAATTAGGGAACAGTGACACTAAGATAGTAGCAAACGTGGATTTTGGAAAAGCGATGTGGAATACAATCGACCCGTTGATAATGAAAGATCAATTGAATAGGGCCGACATGGTGTTTCATGTAGAATCAAACGGAGCAAAAAGCCTGGAAAGATTGTTGGGGAGAAAGGTTTACACTATTCCGCATCCAACGAATGTGGAAGGAATAAAGAAATGGACGCAAATGCAGGAAGATTTGAATAAAAGAGAAAGACATAACATGATAACGTGCCAATACCACAGGTATGCAGACACATGGACGGATTACTATATGGGATTGGAGCAGATAAGAAAGGAAAACGATGTAGAAATTGTTTTGATGAACTATGAAGCTCCAAGTGGAATGGAAGGGCCAAAAGTACCAATAATTTGCATGTTCAGTAGGCTATATCAGAGAATGCCATACAAAGTATATATGGAAAACTATTTACAGAGAGCATTAATCAATGTAGATGTAACATATGACTACACATTCGGGAGGGGTGTAGTAGATGCAGCAGCATTAAAGATACCAACAGTAGGAAGTAGCACAATTGAGGCCGCAAGAAAGTTTTGGCCGGAATTGTTAGTAACTACAGGAAAAGAATGGGAGATAGAAGAGAAAGTAAACAAATTGTTGGGAAACAATGATTTGTGGTGCGATATGGCAGACCAGGGATTCGAAAGATGCGATGAGTATGGATTGGAGGCAAGTTATAACAAAATGGTAGCAGCATTAGAGACGGAAGGACTGATTTGAATGCGAATTTTACTAATCGCAGAAACAGATAATGCACAGCAGCATTATCTTTTAGCAAAAGCAATGCGGGATCACCTGGATTGGGACGCAAAATCGATGGTAGTGCATAATACATTTCTAGGATATCCAACCGATTGGACAACAGAAGAAAATATAGAAGAAGCAGCAGAATTTGCCAAGAATACCAACCTATTCATATTCCAGGACTACAGAATAAGCTTTGATGAGCTACCATTGCATAAGTACTGTGGACCAAAAAATACTATAATAAACGGAACTGGTTCACGAATGAGAGCAAGAATAGATTCTACAAGAGCAGATCAATATAATGGATGGGCAGTAGTGCCGATGTTATGCGATACAACGCTTTCAACGAAATTATGTGCTCCACCATTCGAAAACTGGATTGTACCAATAGAAAGGATACGGGAATTGTCTGAGGGAATAGAAAAGACAGATAAAGTATCTATTTGTCACGCACCGACCAAGCTAGGATACAAAGGAACTGATATTTTAGAAGCAGTATTAAAGAATTACACTGATTCCGGGGAAATAGAATACAAGAGAATAACAGGAATGAAATGGGAAGATGCAATTAAAGAAAAAGCGAAATATAGAATAATTTTCGATTCTATGGGAGATACACACTATAACGCCGGAAATTCGTTGGAAGGATTGGTACAGGAACAGACTGTAATAAGCAATATAGATCCCTGGTGTTATTGCTTGCACCCAGATTTGCCGATGGAAACTGTATGGAACAAAGAATTGAAATCGGTAATAAAAAATGCAATAGAAAAAGAGAAAATGGGTGGAACTTTCGTAGAGAAAGAAAGAGCAAAAGAATGGGTTACAGAACATTTCTCTGCGGAAAAACAAATAACTAAATGGAAATACTTCATAAAATGGGTGATGGAGCGGTAGGAATGATTCTAAAAGCAAAAATAAATTCAAAGTATCTTGATGATATTTTAGCAGGAAGAAAAACGCAGGAATACAGGCAGTTCAATGGAAATGACATAATGGAAGTGACTGACGAAACGGGAAGAATAAAACAGCTAAGAATAAAGGGAATGGAAGAAGCAAGCAAAGACTTGGAAAGAGGAGTAAAAACATTCCACAAAGACATAGAATGGTCAAATGAAGCAATAATGGTAATCAGAGTAGAGCCAATAAAATAAAAAAAAAATAATCGCCACGCTTCAGCGCGGCGATGAGTTTCATTTTTACGGGATAGACACGCCCTTTCTTTCGCCCTTGCCAGTGTAGAACAACACGAGATGCTTAACAGCACTGCCAACAGCCATTTTAGCGGGCAACGCGGTTCCAGTCCTATTGAGGTGAATCCATCTGCCACCCTTCTCGAAGTAATCTACCTGCAATGCACTGACAACATGATCATTACTGATGCCGCCAGTACCACCAGTACTGGTAGATCTTTTAGCATACAGGCCCTTATTGGCACCAACAACTGCAACAGCCGCAGTATAGATATCCTCAATGGCAGGAGCAGCCGTGGGCAACTTAACCCACATGCCAGCGATACCAAACAGGCCGGTAGCGGCAGTGGCAGCATAGAATATAGCGCCACTGTCGCTTTCGTATAATGTCGTTTCACCACTGGTTAGAGAGGTGACACGCCACTCAAACATCATGTTTAGACCTCCTTCTCATTGAATTCATACCTAACACCACGGACATAGACACCAGCGCCATTGGCATTAAGTGAACTCCATCCATCAACCGCAGTGGCATTATCCTTGATCTCGATAGATGCGATCTCATTCCAGACTATGAACGGCTTGGGAAGCTTGGTGGGACCAGCATATACGAACGTGTTAGGATCTCTCTCGCGCGGCATGGAGAATGGGCAAGATCCGGACTGAGCATCATAAATTGTCTCGATCTCACGACCAGAGCGGCGGAGCCACATATAATTGATGGTTCCAACTGCGGGCTGCTTAAAGCCAAGGTGAGTGATCTTAAGCGCGTCGCCCTTCTTGAAGTCCCAATAAAGCTCATATGACTTATCCTGGACCTGCTGAGAATGCGTAACAAATTGGTAATACTCGTTTACAGAGGTATCCGCCATCTGTTTGGCAAACACGGAGAAGACATGCAACGTAGGCTTGTCCTGACCAACGCCACCAGGGAGCTTAGACCAATGATCAGCAGGATCAAATGAACCAGTTTCCGGGATGGGGTTCTTAATGGGGTTATTCGTGAGAGTAGTTCGAACAGGAAGCTTTTCATGAACTTCAAGATCGCCGAAGTCGAAGTTGCAATTAACTACATTTCCATCGTAATAGCCCTGCTTTGTGTAAGCAGACTGGAACTTCAAGGTGTCTTTAAGCTTCTGAACACCCTGTACTTTTGCAACCCACAGACGGACCTTCATATCCTGGTCGAGAGTAGCACCACCCTCAGCAGTCGGGGGAGCAGTAACTTCTATCTCGACGGACTGGCCAGGAGCGATTTTCGGGCAAGCCTCTTCAGGTCTGCCACCGAGCAGCATAGGCATACCGAAATTAATAGGCATTGCACCATATCTAAGACCGACAGCACCAAGCGGGTCAGGATATCCGGCAGCGAGGCCAGGAGCGGTAAGCTCGTTGAATACCTGATCATTGAACGATTTTCCGCCGATGATCAGTTTAACGGCATCGTAATGCTGCCAAAGTCCGTTCTTTTTGCCAGGGAATATCTCAAGCCCTGCAACCTCACCGAAACACTCACTTGGGAAAGTGAGAGGAACGGCCTGGTTAAAGCCCTCTCCGGAAACCTTGAAATAGGTATTATCGCCAACTTTGGCGGCATTTCCTACAGCAAGATTGCTGGAAGAGAACTTAAAATTGAAGTCAAACGCTTCAATCAAGTGAACTCCGATTTAAATTCCTCCAAAAAAACACAGGATCTTATAAATATATATAAGGAACACCAAACTATACCATTATATAATAAAACATGTAGTAAGATATAGCGAAACAATGATATAGTAATATAGCACTATTATACAAAGCATGAGTAGGAAGAAAGAAAACGTGGGTGCAATGGTCGATCCAGACTATAAAGCAATATTCATGAAACGATGTATAGACCACAATACAAATATGGCAGAGGTAGTTAGAAAGGGAATAAAAGAATGGTTAGAATCGCACCCTGCTAAGGACGAAAAGTTTACAGGAGTGAGCTAAAACTATGAAAAACACATTGGCAATATCAGTAATCGCGATAGTAATCGCGATCATTGCGATGATCGCGATAAACGCAGTGGCACTAACGCCATTAGATGCACTGCAAAACGCAGGAAAACAGGAGAAAACTGGAAGAATCGATCTAATAGGAGCTTCTTGTGAAGTGTTTAATACATCGGCGTTCGCAAACGACGATGTAATGAACGGAAAACACTTTACGAATGTGGATGATGCGGCGGCTGAAGCATTGAGAGCAGAAAAAGCGAATTCGGATTGGGCAAATACTACGGCAGAGCTATATGAATCGGTGAAACTTGGATACGGAAACAAATCACCAGTGGAATTATCAAACATCGTAGCACCTGCAATGAATGTAGACGAATTTGTAGCATCATTGAGTAGAGGAGAGTGAATTAAATGGCAAATGAAGAAAACTCGATAGAAAAAATGAATGGCGGATATCTTTGCACATGCGGAGCACCAGTAATGTTCGCAGATGGAGCAACAATGACACTTTGCCACATCTGCGGAAAAGTACAGAATAAGCCAAAAGGAGATGCATCGAAGAATTGGCTGCAATGCTTAGACCCGGAAGGATTCGAATGGTTCCTACCAGCAGGAGTAAGAGGACCGGACGTGCCAGAAAAAGACGGATTCATTGATTATGAAGCCCTGATTGCACTACCAATGAACGCAAATGTAAGATACACGGAACCAATCCATCAAACAGACATGGCAAGAATGGATTGGATCAAGAAATACAGCCAAGATCCAGCAATCCAATTAGCAAAGATGCGAAGAAGAATGAAAAGAAAAGTGCCAATAGTACACCTATGAACACTTTCGCGCCCGCTGGCGCGAAAGTGAGCTATTTTTTAACGGGGAAAAGGAATGGAAATAGATAGTGATGAAGTATTGGAAGTATTAGGAATAGAAATAAAAGGAAAGGGAAATGTAGTACCATTTGGAGAAATAAAAATAACCGATGGAATATTTACGTATGTTATGGGAAACTTTGACTTAGATAACATAAACATCGATAGAATAGATGTGAAAAAACTGTTAGAAGCAATGATAGTGAGAGAAAGAACGATACTAGCAACAAGAGGAATAGATAGGGCAACAGAGAAAGCGAAAACGGCAATAAGAAGACGATGTTATAAAGAAAAAGAATTGGCAGTGAGCGAAAGAAATTATTGGAAAGCAAATGATTGGTTCGAGAGGATGGAAAGGGAGAAATATTAAATGAAAGATAATACAGAAAGCAGAGGATTTGAGAAGATAAACAATGACATGTATGTAAGAAAAACAGAAAATTTCGTGGTAACACTAAAAAAGAAAGAATTGCATTCAGGTGTAGGACTGGTACACTACACATTAATAACATTCAAAGCATGGATGCTAGAAATAAGAGAGAAAAACAAAATAGAAAAGAAAACATTGGCAGTATTTAACACGGAAGAAGGAATTGAGGAAAATAAAGATTGGAGTGGATTGGAGCATTATATAAAAGAATCAATTTTGAGGGAGTTAAAAGGGACATCAATCGACGAAAAGACATATAAAGACACGGACATTGAAGATATGCTAAAAAAATCGATGGATATTGTAGAATCGGAGTATTATATATGAGCAATGACACAAAAAGCGTAACGTGTGTGATGTGCGGAAATTCTGTGCCACTGGGAAAAGCTTGCATTGGATTTGGGATAGAAAAGCCAACAAGCAAATCACATTATTTTTGCTCAGAAGAACATAGGAGCGAATTCATAATATCAGAAACAGCAAAAGAAAGAGGAATTGAGTATGTAATACGGCCAATAATTTGCAGCGGGCGAGAAATGAAGATGGAAGACGGAGTATCCGAGGAAGATTTAGAAGCATTTAGAAGAGGGGAATTAGTGAAATGCACATTCGAGGACGGAGAAACGACATTATACATGGACCCATTCGGAGAAATAAAGGAGTTTTAAAAAAAGTAGTAAAATCTATTTTTTCTGAGAGAAACAAGTAAAGCATTGCTTAAACTGTGATTGCATACTAGAGACATTATCAATAGTGCAATAGAATTTGCCACTGACAGAGAGAACATCATTATCTTTGAGCCAATTGAGACAGGCAAGAACTACGGAACTAGCAAGTCCGGTTCCTTTAACAAGATCATCAAAGGATTGGCAACCTTTTTCAAACTGAGCACTGACCAATTTGAGATTATCAAGCGTAACAACATCACCACTAGAAGGAGTAACACTGGTTTTGGCAGAAGAAACAGAAGATGATGGAGTAGAAACTTCTATTGTATCAAGAACAGATGATTGTGCATCATCTACTGTTTCTTTCTGAGATTCGGATACTGGAACCGAACCAAAAGAAAACCCCTGAGAAGAACTAGTAGCTTTTTCACTATCTACAAGACCACCAACACCATATTCTTCAGTTATAACATTATCATCGAGAGTATCAGCCATATTCACCACTACACATTACGAGTATAAATTCCTGTCTGGATTGTAGTAGGATGACCCCAGGAACGGGGTGAGCCAGACACATAACGGACTTTAGGGATCTCTATTTCGCGAGTGAGCCAGGAAGTTTCGCCGGGTTCAATTGTTGAAATGTTGGATGGAGCAACATCAACAGAAACGGAATTCTTGTACTTATCAGTAGCATTAATGGTCATCCAACCGGACCATGATTTATTACCGACATTTTTGAATTCACGAGAAAACGTATTAATGCCATCAAGCGTTATAGATAATGGAGATTTACGATTTCCAGTGTGACGAAGTAGAGGACGATCAAAAGCATGAGAATTTACAAGATCTTCTATAGCCGATAATACAGTATCAATGGAAGTAGATAGTTTGGATGAATAATCATTGACATAGCTGGAAAAAGAAGTAGCTTCATCAGTAGTTGATATGGTTTGATTATAATCTATAGAAGCATTCTGTGCCTTTTGATTGAATGATGCAACAATTTCATTAATTTTTCCAAGAACTTCAGTTATTGCGCCAGTTAGAAGATCGGATATAGCAGTTCTAAATGCAGTGCCATCAACATACATCTTAACCGGATGCAAAGATATATAATTAGATGCAATATCAATGGATCTGGATATCTCAGAATTTGCTTCACTATGAGCAAGTAATATCTGAGATTCGGCTAATTCTAAGCTGGTAGAGATGAATAATCCCCCTTAACGGTATTGATTACGACAGTGGGAAGAGCATAATCACCAAGTTCATCTATGTTATAAATTAAATTACCAGGAACTATGACTTTAAATGTTTTAGTCTGGCCAGGAAGAAGAGATTCTAATCCAAGCCGCTTATTCCATATGAAATACGGAGGAGTATAACTGCCGGTGAATTCATCACCAGTTTCTTCTTCATAATCAGCCGCATATTCCGCATAATCAACAGAACAGGTTAAGCGTATTCCAAACCATCCATACCAAATAACATTTCCAACGTTAGAAACCTCGAAAGTAAACACATTATTATAGATTGTATTGTCGTCATCATCTAAATACGACAAAATCTTACTAATGTGAGTAGGAGATGAATTTGTGCCAGTGAATCTAAGCAATGGCACATCAGTATATCGCTCTTTGAGTAATTTCTCAGTATAAGCAGATAATCCATCGCTGATTGAACTGATTTTATTGGAATAGATAGTAAAATAATTAGAAACTCTGGTATTCTGCGAAGATATAGCAGCAGATAACTTAGTTTCTATGACAGATAATTGCTCATCATTGAGATTAGGAACATTATTATTTATCCAGGTAATAACATCAGATTGAATTGTATTGAGATAAGTATTGTAATTAGATTGCAACGCAGAAACCTTATCATTGTATTGAGAAATAAAACCATCAAGATCAGCCGAAAGGAGTTCATATGCACCATTGGAAATAGATGCCTTGGAATTTCTATATTCGATTGTGTCGGAATATATGGGAGAATATGACGTTTTAAAGTATCTATCAAGAATATTCTTGGTTCCATTGGCCTTTTTGGATATGTCATCAACAAGGTTGCTGAGTGAATTTCTAATGCGTATAGATTCAGTAAAAAGCTTAGATGATAATATAGCAATAGCTGAAGCAAATGCGAAATCTGCTTTATTATATAACATATCTGGAAGAGATGAGAACATGGAAGATACTTTCTTATTAGATTCTTCGAGAAGAATACCAATCTTGGACTGACCAGTAGATATCTGAGATTGCGAAGAGGAAGTATAATACTTATAATTACTAAGTCCATCATTATATGCAGTGTTGGCATCAGTAATATATTTATTATACGTTTCGGAAATTTCAGTGAGAACAGAATTAGCATCAGTATAAAATCCAGCGGGAAGAGTCTTATACGTATTATATATGCTGAGAAGCTTAGAAATTGATTCAGAAGCATATTCATCTGCACGTTTAATAGCACCAATATAAGAATCTGTTAATGAGTTGATGTAGTATGAAGCAGATTTTTCCTGTGAAACGAGAATAGCAGAAGAAAACTTAGAACTGGCAGAAGATAACAAGTTTCCTACTTTAGATTGTGCATCAGAAGAATGGGATGATATATGATCAGATAAACTAGAAATATCATTCCTAATAGACTCAAGCTGAGATTCAGAAGAAACGAGCTGATTTGCGATATATCTATTCAAGGATTGCGATATCTTTTCAATGGCATTGGATAAATCAACAACGAAATCACCATATATTCCAGATTTGGAATCACCAACACCAACAGAAAATGACGAAATAGAACGGTCAAACACATCTGTAGCAGTAGAAGGATCATAAGGAACTGAAGAAATTGCAGAAACAAGAGAATTAACAAGGTTATCAATCTTGGACTGAAATCTTGACAGTGCAAGGGCTATTTCTGCATCAAATGTTGATTGATAACCTAATAATTCAGTATTAGACATTTATTTACTCAAACAATCTAGGAATATTCAAAGATCCGGCGCGATTGTTATCAAAATTGAAACCAGATTCAGCAGACGGAGATGGAGTAAAGCTAAACGTGGAATCGCCCGCAGGAGACGACTTTGATTTAGTGGCAGTAGCAGCCCTGGAAGCTTTAGCAGCATCAAGATCCTTCTTGAGATCGCCACGATTCTTAAAGATCGCACCCATAATCAATTTCTTATTTGAGATGTTATCACCATCGCGAAGGGCAGCCTCACCTATTTCAATGGCCTGCTCAGTTATGCGAGATGCAATATCATCATCAAGCATATCAACCATGTCATCGGAGAACGATTGGAGAGCTAGACGGGTATCAGGATTACTAACAGCAGCAGACAGCATTTCAGATAGGAAGCTGAGGCCGACAGTAAGAGCAACATCACCAGCAGGCTTGAGAGCTATAGATTTAGTGATCTTAATGAGCTTTGGAATGAGCTTGGGAATAGTAGCAGCCATTGCAGGAGCAAAAGAAACACGGTATTGCTGCGGCTGTTGTGATTCGGAAACAGGACCAGACTCGACGCGAGCATATGGAACAACAGAACGTGATTCTTGCTTGGACTCATATGGAAGCCTACCAAACCGTTTAGCGGCCTCATCCATAGCACTGCATACATTACAATTCATGAGGATGAATGGAACATCATCGCCATTGATAGTCTCTTCGAGGGTATAACGATCTTTGGGATAATCGACATAAGCTATCCTGGTTCCACCTTTACCGGCATCGGCAGATGGATCAAACCCCATATAGAAATAGACCCCTGTAAATCCACCATGCCCCTTATATGGATAAGGCTGAGGATCTATAATGCTATCATGAGATGGATTAAATGCTCTCCATGACTCGCCATTATCTTTAACTGGAATGCCATTTTTTCCAGTATAGAAATCACCATTATTAATGTTGCCCATGATATCAGTCCTTAACTTTGAATTGAACTGCCTTCTATTTCAACTTGACCTTTTGCTTCATCTTCCTGCTCAGGAACATTTTCACCACGAATTTCAGATAAAAGAATAGTGAGGACATTTTTGTATAAGAGGAAATCGGATTCACTTGAATTTATATGACGCATAAGACCAGGGAAATTGCGATCTATGAAAGTGGTAACAACAAATCCAATTCCTCGAATATCCATTCCTCTTATCGCAGCACGAACCAAGCTCGTATTTATATACGAAGCAAAGTGGTCATCATTTGTGATCATGTATGCAACATCTTCAGCAGGAAGGACACGCAATTGAGCATATATCTCAAGAACGTAATCCTCGGATGGGAATTCATCAAGTGCCGTGAGAGAACCTATCATATTGTAAATAAGAGGATTGATATAAGGAGGTGCGGAGGAATCGGGCATTTAGAACCTCCTGGCAACGGACTCGCCATCAGTAGATAACACATGCTTCTTGAGAACTGTACCTTCAAGGAAGCCGCCAGCCGCCTTGACAGCAGAATTCATGACAAGACCGCGCCTTTTCTCGCGATGAAGCTCAAGATCAATTTTCTTTTGCTCCATATTAAACTTATGATCCTGCTCTCTGTCTTTTCTGGCATTATCTGAACGCAATCTTTCTCTTTCTTCAGTATCAACTGAGACAGGAACACCGTTTGCGTTAGCCTCATTGATAACAGAACGCAATTGAGAAATATTGAACTCAGGAGGACGCTGAAGAGCACTTTCGAGGTGATCAATCCTATTTTTCATATATTCCTTATCTTTTTCTATCAAATCCATCTGCAATTTACTAACATTCTTCTGAAGTTCGAGATTAGACGATTTAAGATCATCAACAACGGTTTTCATTTGACTTTGGAAATCTTTAACTAAATTGGTGAATCCAGTAACAGTGGATGCATTAATATCTTTGAAAGTATTGACAACTTCAACAGTAGATGGAGCACCAGAATTAATGCCAGCAGGCGGAGAAATTGCCTTCTGGATATCCATACCAGCCTTGAGATGATCCATTAAAATCTTTGTGGCATCTGCAAGAATAGTGGTGGGATCTTGCTGCATTTGCGGCTGATTTTGGGAAGAAAATCGCTGCTGAGGAATAGGAACACCGGGATTTATGGGAACACTACTGAAATATTCAGGATGCTCATCAATGAACTTCCTACGAGCATCATCAGAAGTAAAACTATCAAGAGCAACCTTGAGACTTGCCGCACGATCACTATTAATGGGCGGAATGATACCAGTTCCTAAACCAATCGGTATGGAATTGTTTTGAGGATTCATATTCATCACACTTGGAGGGGATGGAATAGCAGATTGTGTTTTTTTGGCAGATTCTTCCAAATTACGAATTTCTGTATTAGCAAATGACTCGGATCGAGCCAATGCGCCCTTTAGACGATTGAATTTTATTTTCTCGAAAATATCCTGAACGAGAAGATCATCAACAGCACGAGTAGCTTCTTCAGGAGATGTAGGAATGATATTAATTTGCTCAGGAAGATCTATTTTGGCATTAAGAGCCTCAGCAGCAATAGCAATGGGGGATTCTTCCTTCTTTTCTTTAGCAGCAGAACGAGAAACATCCTTTTCCTTTGATTCGGTATCGGATTTTGCCATATGACATACTTAATGCAGAAAGAGCTATATGTATGTTACTAACATGCATGTGTACATGGAAAGAATGAGAAGAAAGAAACCAAGAAAGAGGAAAGCGATAAAAAAAGTAACAGTGGGAGAGTGGGAAAAAATAGAATTAACACCATCGGGAAACCAAGCAAAAGTAATATCATACGTGGACTCGGAATGGTTGAAGAGAATGGAAAGAGTAGGAAGATTTCTAAAGATGCTAGAAGAGCAACAGGAAGGGGCAGGAATAACGACAAACACTCAAGGAATGATGATTAGATATTGCGTTGAAGCGACCGTAAGAAGTGTGGAAAAAATAATAGAAAGAATGGAAAATGCAATGAAAACACAGGAATGATAATGCCAGATCACAAGATGCATATAGCATTGGATGAAATTTTATTCGGAAGAAACATATTCTTTCCAGAGGTACATAAATTCATAGATCAGGAACAAAAACGATTGCAATCGAATCACAGAAAAATGTATCACGACATGGAAACAGTTAATTATATATACAAAGCAACGGGAAACAACTGGTATGCTATGATGTCTGCTTATTTTCACATTGTTTTAGATATGATAAGTGACGAAGTGGGCCAGGAACATGCAATACCAGAATTATTAGAAAGAATGAAAAGAGGAGAGATAAGAATATGAATGAAATTGCAAAGAATGTAGAAGAAAAAGAAAAAGATTGCCCTGTTTGTGAGATGCAAGAGATCTTAGTGGGAGTAGCCGTAGCAAATGTATCTTGCTCAACAATAAAAGATGAAGAAAAACGTGGAGAATGTATGCAATGGGCAACTGGAATAGACCCAACCAAGATGAGCGCAATGCAAATAATGGAAGAAGCATATGATAGAGCAGGATTAAATGGTCTGGCAGTATTCCCGAAGATGCATAACGCAATGATAAGAAGCGTGATCATAAAAAAAGTGGGAGATAAACTAAGGAACAATATGCCAATAACGAAAAACGAGGAAGAAATATACAAGAAATACACAAAGGAACAGGAAAAAGAAGGAATTTAAATGGAAGGGATAACAGGTGATGACCTAAGAGCATTTGCTGATGCAAATAATCTGGGAATAATGAATCATAGGAATGCAGATGATTGGGCAAAGATGCTAAACAGGAACGGCGGATACTGTCCATGCAATAAATTATGCCCATGCGAGCTATGCACATGCAAGTTCTTTGAAGAGAAAAAAGAGGAACAGAAGGAAGAAGAAGAAAAGGAAGAAGAAAAACCAGAACTGATAATAGAAAACGAGGAAATAGCAGGAGCAATAGAAGCACTGGAAGACGCAAAAGACCTGATATCAGATATAGGAATGGATACGCCACATGAAGATGCAATTAAAAAGTTACAGGAAGCAAAAAAGATAGTGGTAGACAACTCAACGAAACATGAGTGCGGACAATGCGTAACAGCAATGCAGGGAATTGGAAGAAAATTGGATTACCTGGTATCGGAATGCAAAGAAGACACATTATCATGCGTAATGGAAGCAGACGCAACAATTGAACGCATAGAAAAGATGCAAGAAATATTCGTAGGAGTGGATCAAGACGTAGCAAAAGCACAGCGCGAACAAAACGAGAATACAGAAAACAAAGGCGAAACGGCAGAAAAACCAACTTCGGCCTTAGAAGGCAATGTTGAAGAAATGGAACAAAAGAAGGATGGGCAGACATATCATGAATGCGTGCGAGATACAATGGCATATGGCCTGGATGATGTAGACGGGAGAAACCTAAAAATGTGTATCGCAACGAAGGTATGCGCGAAGACAAAGAACGTGCCAAAGGAAGTAGCAGTAAAGGAATGTGAAGAAAATAAACTAAGGAGAGAGAAAGGAAATGAAAGATGATAAATTAGCTTCGAAAATCATAGTTTTCCTGAACAGAAATCTACCACAGAGGAAAAGCGAGATAGTAAAAGGAATAAAAGGAGAAAAGAAAATAAACTTACATGCATTGTCATCGAAAGTTGATTACAAATTAAGAGTATTAGAAGAACTCGGAATTGTGACATCTTTTGATGATGGAAATAAAACAATGCTGTATAAGCTAACAGATATAGTAGAAATAATAGAAGGAAAAGTAGTTCTAAAAACTAAAGACGGAGAAGAGCTATACGAAGAGGAAGCAACGGTATTGAGAATGACAGATGAAAATGGGGAAATATACCTAAGCTTCCTGTAGAAAAGTGAATAATCTTTTTTTTTAGGGCTAATCTTTTTATATGTTACTACAAATAAGTGGAAGATGGTGATAATCTATGCCACGAACTATCAAACCGGGAGATATGGGCGACCCTAGCTTGAGAATTGGTATCAAGAAGGGCGGAATGGGAATGAGATTTCTGCATGTAACAAACGGAAATCCAGAGAAAATCAAAGCTCAACAGGGAGTACTTGCTTCTTGCGCGAAGCAGGCTAAGGGCCTGAAGGGAATGGCCTTTAGGAAGGAAGTAACTCGCTGCGCGAAGAAAGGCAGGTAGAAAACACAGCGGCCCAATCTTGGGCCGCAATGGTCTATTTTATATATCACGATTGAGCATATTGCTATATGCGACCAAGTATCACGGAAAACATAAGTGATTATCCAGGCAAAATAAGGATAACATGCAACAACATAGAAATTTTCACAAATGAAGTTTTGAATCTGCCTGTAGGGATGATGTTTTCGGCTTTAGACGAGAATACAAAAAAGCCAAAAATATGCACAATGACATTTGGCGGAGTTTTTATAGAAGAATTCGAGAGTACAACAACGCCAGAGCTTTTACATGCAATGATATTGAAGCAGGAAGAATTTGCAATGAATCAGGCAGAATTGATGATGAAAATGGATGAAGAAAGGAAAAGAGTCAATGAAAGAGAAGAAAAAGATATAGATGAAAGAAACAGAGATGTTATATAGAGAAGAACATGCTGGAAAAATCAGTATGGGATGTGAGAATAAAACTAAATGAGGATGGTAGTATATATGCTGTAGAAATTGCTGAAATAATTGACGTGGAATCCGAAGAGTGGAAATTTGCGATATTCATGCAAGAACAAGCAGAAAATTATATGAAAACATGGGAGCCATTAGGAGGAATGGGATAATCAGATAGATTCAAGTACAAATGTGACATAAGTAGGACCACCAATTACAGGAACTACAGAATCTTCCTGAGTCTTGAATCTTTCAGCCGAAACGGATATTTTTACAGGAACATCTACCGGAAGTTCAAGAGTAAGAGGAGAAAGACCAGTGATTTTATCATCAACTGAAACAATAGCACCAGAATCAATGGGATTCGTAAAAACACGAACAATTCCAGAATCAACAGGAGACTTGATTAACGAGCGTGCCATCTGGTCCTTCTTGTTTGCAACAATTTCTATCTCCTCGCGAAGCGAGGAATAGCCAGGAGAAGATAGAATAATTACATACTGACCGGCAGGAAGTTCTATCTCGCATGGCGTAACATCGCCATGCTTTTTAGGTTCATCCCCGGATTTACCTATATAGATATCGGCATGAGGAGGTTTGGTAAATATTTTGAGAATACCAATCGACGGATAGCTCATGATGCAATCCTTAGCAGCCTGCTTAAGTTCAACAGGATCTACAAAATGATTCTTCTCGAATTTGAGATTAGGAGTGCTATAACAATGACTAATAGACCATATCGCGAAATTGGTATCATTGAAATAGACAGTACCGAGAACACGACCATATAGATCATTTGGAGTATGGCGATCATAGTAGACGGTAACAGTTTTGCCTAACCAGAAATCGGAAGTTGCATTGGTAATGAACTTACCGCGCTCTGTGCCACCTTCAGGAGTATCAATTCCAGCAATACGAACAATGCGATCATGAATAAGACCGCCATCGTCGTCAGGATTAACAATCTGTGAAATTATGAAGGTGTCGCCATCAGTGACTTGTTTAATAACTCCAACAAAGCTGCGGCCTACGTCAGTCTCGTTTTCAGAACCAGTAGGTAACGGAGCGTTTATTGTAGGGGTGACTATGGTATCTTCGAGAAAATCAATTTGTCTCTGAATAGAATCCTTGATATATTCATAATATTTAGATTCATTATTGTAGAGCTTGGATTTATTATCAGTAATAAATACTTTAAATATGTCAAAATCGGTGGCGAGAGCAAGCAGATTTTGTCTGGCAGCTACATACAGGCCGGAAGGATCTTGCTTGTACTGTTGAGCATTGCGTGCATCATCCTGAAGCTTCCTGATGCCATCTATGCCCTTGAGCAAATCCTGAAGCCTTTGGCGGGCCTCTGCAACAATAGCAACCTGATAGCCTGTAGTCATTTTAATAACCATCTTTAGAAGATTTGTGTTCAGATTCATGTTGGTTATCATCAGATATAACAGGATCGCATAGGAGACAAGGAACTGTACCAGAAACAGAAGAAGCAAGGGAAGCAGATGAATAGCCAACGTGAATCTCGATAACAGACATATGAACATATTTATGCAAAGGGTGTATAAAAGACTTGACTATGACAGAAGAGCAATTAATAATTAAAAAGGAAATCGAGAAAGCAAAGATGGAAATAGACCAAAACATGAAAAAAGTAACAGAAAGGAGGAAAAAGTAATGGCATTGACTTTCAAAACAATAGAAAATTACACCACAGGAACAACAAGTGGAAGCGGAATAGCAAGTTTCGTGAAAAATGCAAAATCGAGCATAGGAAATTCTGTTGGAGCATCGGAATTAAAAAATTATGTATCATCATTGCCTGTCACATCAATGAAAATAGTAAATGACATACAAATATCTGATTCGGTGAAAAAGACATTGGAAAATGCACAAAAGGGGATAGTGGATTTACAAAATGGACTGCAAACAAACACATTTCAAACGGCACTGGCAAATTTGACATACGAATCTAATAAGCAATTAGAAGGACTTGAAATAAAATCAAATGAATTGTTATCAACGGTATCACTTGAAGAAAGAAATAGTGTTTTAAACGAAGCAATAAATGGAATTGCGGAAATAAAAGCAACTACATTAGGATTAACAAATGAAGTAATAAACAAAAATTTGCTAGAAACTGAAAAAATAGTGAACGTGGCATTGAATAAGGTACAATTACAATTATTGAAAGACAAAGGATATACTGGAACAGTATTATTGAGCAAAATGACACTTCCAGAAGGAGAGATGTATTTCAAGACGGAGGATCTAGTAAAAAAACCAGAGATGGTAAAGAAATTATTAGCAGATGGTGTAATAACGCAGCAAGAATTGAATAGTGGAGGCGTAAAGGCAAAAACGATAATGAAAGAATATCTGGAATACATGGGAACACATCAATCAGAAGAAACAATGTCACCAGTATTGCCACAAACGACAACAATTAAGACGGCATCGGTGGAAGAAGCAAAAACACTACCAAAAGCAACAGGGGCAGTAATAAAAACAACGGGACAGTATGATACAAGTGGATTATTTGGAAAACAAACGACAGAATTTGCAACAACAGAAAAAGAAACAGGAACATTTGATCCATCGGAATATTATTGGGCAACATCAGGAAAAGAAGGATTGAAAGTAGGAAAAGTATTGTATGATGGATACGAAAGAACAGGAGTGGGTGAAAGAGGAACACTAATAAAAGGAGATATACTAAACACATTAGAAAGCGAGGGAAAAATAGATAGCAAAAATTGGGTAGAAGTGAGCGAAGGAACAAGCTTGGGAGAACATTACAGGTTAAACGAAATAGGAAGTAATGGGGAATTAATAGCACACTCAGTTTCGGCGCAGGTATATGGAGGAGAAGCAAAACAATCAACATCAACTGCAATAATAATAACAAAGACAACAGAAGAAGGAGGAGTACAAACAGTAAAACTACCAGGAGATACACCGATAAAAACACTAACAGAATACAAAGAAAAAGGATTTACAGGAGATGCAATTACAAAATTAGATATAGTAGCAACAGTAGAAAAAAGCACACTATCTTCGACAGGAACGCAGCTAATAAACACGCTTTTGGGATTAACAGGATCAAAACTGGTAGTAAACGAGAACTTGAAAGCAAATATGTTGGAAATACAGAAAACAACAACACCATTATCAACGAATATAGAAAAGGAAGTAATATCACAAAATCCAACAGCAGGAAAATGGTTTTGGGAGACATGGGAAGTAGAAGGAACACCAACCGTAGTATCACAGTTAGGAAATTGGATAGCAGATAGAATAATGACACCTGAGTATTCAGCAGAAAGAGCAGGTTTGATAACAATCGGAGAAAAATCTGCATTAAACATCGGTGATATACTAACACTGAATGACAAATCAGGAAAAGCAAACATATTTGCACCAATTTTGAATATAATAGAATGGACGGAAAGCAGTTCAATAACCGCAACAGAAAAAGGAAAGACGGTGAATGATTTATTTGCAGATAAATTGAAATCTGGGGAATCAATAGGAGAATTGGTACCAGGAATAAGTGAAGATACGGCAAAATATGCATTCCTGACAACAGCGACACCAGTGCAACTAGCACAGGTAACACAGACAATAGAAGGACTGCATCAGATAAACTACATGGCATCAGATCCAACATTGGGACATGCAACACTTGCAGCATTCGGACCAACAATAATAGAAACTGCAAAAATTCAAGCACCTTTGACATCAAAGGAAGCAGGAAATCTACAAGGAAAGTATCTGAATTCTGGAATAGAAGCAATAGTAAGCCCAAAAATGACAGGAGATCCAGTAATAGATATAGTGGCATCACCATTCACGGTATTGAATGCTGATGTGGGAGTAGTAGCAAAGGCATGGAAGGAATTAGGACTTGTTTCGAGATTAGATAAGGGAATAACAGGAATATCAAAGACAGCAGCAATAACAAGCACATTATTCGTGCCAGCAACAGAAACGGGATGGATAGCTAAGGCAACTACGACAGGAATACAGGAAGTTTTAGAAGGAGGAAAGCTAGTAGACTGGAAACCACTGTCATCAGTAGTGGACCTATCAAAATCATTCGAAAAAGCGGTAGATAATCCAGTGAACTCAAAGATTTTCGTAAATAATCTAGTAGCAGCAGATAAAGACATAGCAAAATCTGTGATAGCAGAAAAAATAGCATTGGAACCAAATACTGTAACAAATGTTTTAGAGACAGGAATAAAACTATCCGATGATATGACAGCAGAAAAGATAACATCACTATGGAATAATGCAAGAACAAGCTACATATCAACATCTATGGACTTTGCAAAAGAAATAGCAACAAAAGCAAATGGGAATACGGAAGTAGCAAGCAAATTACTTTTCGACGCAGGCGAAAAGATAGGAAGAACGCCAGTAGAAAGCATGGCAAATGTGGCATTGCAACAGGGAACAGAGCATTTTGAAGTAATTTCAAATGCACTGGAAGGATTAAAGAAATTGGACTTGGAAAATGCAATAAAAATACCAACGGGATTGCCTACGGGAGCATCTAAGGCAATATCAGGAACGGAAATGGAATTGACATTGGTAATGCCAGAAGAAGTAGCAAATAGGCTAATGAGATATGGAGGATCAAGCGAGCTGAGAAAAATCGAAAACATAGAAGACATAGCAAAGTTAAATGCAGATGAAATAAAGTTTTTAGCAAAAGACAAAGGAATAAGCGTAGACGATTTGCAGAAATATAGAAACAAAGCAGAAGAAATACTAAAATCTACAAAGATGGAAACAACGACAATAGAGGATTACACAAAAGTATCAGCAGAATATAAGAAATGGGACACTGAAACACAAAGGGCAATGGATAACATAGGAATAAAACAGATAGAAAAGATAGAAAACGGAAAAATAGAACTGGATTACACATTTGATACAAAAAAAGTAAACTCGATGACAGATAGCAAATTTGAATCAGAGATAAGATTAAACAAATCAGAAATATCAATTGCAATGGAAAATATGAATCTGGCATCGATAGAAAAACTGGACATATCCACAGCAAAGAAAACAAAATTAAAGGAAAACTTCTGGAATGAGCTAACAGCAACAGAAGATAAACAGAAAGTAGCAATACTAACACTGCCTTCAAAAGACATCAATGAATTATATGATCTGAGAACGGCATTGATGGATAACCAAGAAAACATGGAACTGATATATGCAAAACAACTGAAAGAAGAAGGAAGTGCATCAGTTGAAACACTTTCAAACGTGAAGAGAGCAAGGGAAGCAGTCAATAACGTAGATGCGTTGATAGAAATAAAGAAAGGGCAGGCAATACAGAAAACAAGTGAAGTAAAAAAAGCAAAACCGAGTGAAATAATAGAAAATGCGGAAAGAACAGAGAAACAGGTACAATTGAAACCAGGAAAAGCAACGCAGAAGGAAGCAACATTAAGTGCGATAGAAGAATTAAAAAAAGGAAACATAGAAGATGCAGCAAAAAAACTGGCAGAATCGAATTCATACAAAAAGTCGGAAATTCTAAAAGGAAGAGATGCAGAAAAGTATGCAGATACAAGCACACAAAAGATAATGAGGATGATAGAACACGGGGCACCGGAAGATTTAGTAAAACAGATGGCAAAAGAAAGATCGGAATATGCATTAAAGAAGTTGTCAGAACAAAGCAACGACATGAAGAGAATAGCATTCAAAATATCAAATGGTGATGAATTAACAGAACTGGAACGAATAAAACTGTGGAAGGAACAGCGAGATTTAGGAATAGACGCTATGTGGCACGAAATGGATCAAAATGGACTTGTAAGAGGATTAAAAGACGATGCATTGAAATCAGGAAACGAAGAAAGGATAAGAAATTTAGCAGAAGAAATGAAAAAGACGAAAGATGATTGTATAAAGAAAGGAGATTGCACAAAAGGAGGAAGCAAAGTAGCTATTGCAGGAGCAGCAATAGTAGGAGGAGCAGCAATAATTGGAGCAGCAGAAGGAAGAAGCGCATTTTACGATGAGAAAACTGATACATATTACACAACATCAATAAAAGCAGTGGGGCATGAACAAGGAATACCAGGATTGGCAGCGCAGGCATGGAACGAACTAGTAACGGCAGGAATACCAGATAGAAAATACACATTTGGAAATATACCAGACGTACAAGGAAGAGATGCGGATCAAACTGAATATATATGTCAGAACTTCGCAATGGATGCGGCAAATTATCTACAAAGTAAAGGATATAATGCATGGGCCGTATTAGTATCAGGGAATTACGATGATGGAACACAAGTAAAACATGCGATAATAGCAATAGAAGACAAATCAAACATGAGTACATTCATACTAGATCCAACAGACGGAGTAGCACTTAAAGGAGAAACAACTGAAGAGAAAAATACGAGAATAGGAAATGCATACAAAACACTAGGAAATTTCACACCAATACAAACTTCAGGAGGAAAGATAGAAGTGAGTATAGGAGATATGACACTAATAGAACCACAAACAGGAGAAATGAAGAAAACAGGAATATCTATCGCAGGAAAAGAAATGACTTTAGGAGGGAATAAATATACAATAGATGCAGCAGTATTACTAGGTGGTGAAATATCACAAAGAGAGGGAGGAGAAGACACACATAAAACAAATGTGGACATATATTCAAAAAGCAACATGTTACTGGACACAAATATATCACCGGAAATAGAGACAGTAAAAGCAACGATTGAGGAAACACAAGAAGAATTGAAAAATGCACCAGAAATAGAAACAATTAAACCGGACTGAGGAACTAGAAATGACGATATGTGATGATTTGGACAATGCCGCATCTGAGTTATCAGATGCGGAAGTGAAAATCGGGATTTCATATGGAAAAAACAAAATAGATAGTATACTGAATCCATTAAGGACATTGAAATCACAAGGAGAACAATCAATTGCAGATCCAATAAAAACAAGCAACATATCAGAAGAAATATCAAAATATGTGATGGGAACAAAAGAAAAGTCACCGAGTAATGATTTAATAAAGATGATGACAGGAGATGAACAAGTCAGAGAATATATAAATTCACTATCAATACACGATTACACACAATTGAGAGCAGAAATGGTACAGTGGTTTAAAGGAGAATTCGGAGCAAATGACGCGGTGGGAAGAGAATTAGAAAAAACATTCAAGCAGGAGAAAATAAATGGGTTGAAGGAGAAATATGGAGAAGATATATCGAATAGGATAGATTTAGCAAATGGTGAAGGATTCTTATCGAGGCAGGACTTAGAAGTATTGCAGGTATATGAAGAAAGAATGAATGATGTAGCAACGATAGTAAAAAGTGCGCTATATGATAGATTAGACGACAGCACAAGAAGGCTGGATACAATAGAAAAGGTAGATAATGCACTAAGAAAAATATCATCACTAGAGAAAACAGAAGAAGATGCAAATGAGATAGCGAGATTGGGGCAAGACGCACTAAAAACATATGAAAAGCTACCAGATTCAATAAAACAAACAGTGAATGATGCATATAGAACACTATCGAACGCAGCAAATAAAGACAAGAACATAACATGGGGAGAAGTAGATGCAGCAATAGAGAAAATCAGAGTGGTAAGTGCAAACATTGGAGAAAAGCAAATAAAAGATGCAGTAACAGAAACGGAATTAACAAAAATTGTATTGAGAAACGAACTATCACCGGAATCTACTAGATTAGCAGAATTGCAGATAAAAGCAAAGAACATAAATCAAGTAGATGCGGAAAAATGGAAAAGAGAATCAGAATTTTTAAAGAAATATGACTACACACAAATAACAGCAGAAAATGCAAAAGCAAAATATGATCTGATTAAGAGAACTGAAGGACAGCAGGTAGCCGATGAAATATTTAGAAGAGACGCAATCGAAGAAATACGAAAGATAGATGAAGAATTGGAATACACAAAGAAAGCAGAAGAGATTTTGTTCGGAAAGGGGCTGAATAAGCAAGAAAACAGAGTACTGACAAATATAGTAAACGGAAAAGGAGTAAGTGGAGGCGATTTAGAAGTATTGAAGAACATAGGAAATAAAGTAACAGCAGAAGGATGGGATAAGGTAAAAAGAGCACTGAGAAAATTAGATACGCTGGAAGACACAGACAAAACAAGAATAATCAGTGGATCAAAAAACAGCAAATCAATACTTGGTTCTACTAAAGCATTAGTAACAACGGGAATAGGAATAACAGGATTCGCAGTAACATTCTTGTATGCAATTCCACAGTCATTGCTGTGGTTTGGAACATCAACACCGACAAACATAGCCGAAATGATGGGATTATATGAACAGTTCAAGACAGGAGATGAAACACCAGATGCAATTTTCGAGAAATTGCTATGTGATAAGTGCATACAAGGAATAAACAGCTTTTTAGGAAGATGGAACAACTTAATGGAAGAATTGCCATATAGTTTATTCTTGTCAATACCTATTTACGGAGATTACATTAGATCATATATATCTGGGCCAATGCAAGACAACATGGAATCAGTAAACAACAACTACAGACGAATGTTCATAGAGCTAGAAAAGATGGGATTGGTAGAAAAAGACAATAGCATATTAGGATATAGAGCAAAAACAGAAGAAGAAATGCAAAAATTCTATAGCGAAAACAGAAAAGCATTATATAGCACAGGAGATGCAAACTGGATAAGAAAATATTCAAACGGAAATGATACGATATTGGCACCTGATGGATCTACATTAGATCAGGCAAGCATGGAAGCTCTATATCATTACTGGAAAACTGGTGATACAAGCGGAATGGATTATGCAACACTGAATAAATTAAGAGGTGGGCTAGGGGATGATGCAAAGACATGGAAAGACGGAGATAAGACATTCGTAGAAGAGATAATGAAATGGGGAGATAGTAAAGAAACTGGTAAAGGAACATCAGCGATAGGAACAGGTAGCATATCAGATGAAGAATTGAAGCAGAAAGCAATAGAAAATGCAATGAAACGGGATGGAATAGGAGAGCAGGCAGCAAAAAGGTCAGTAGAAATAGAAGTAAAATATATCATGGAAAGAGATGGAAAAACAGAAAGAGAAGCATTGGAGAAACTAACTGGAATTGGAGGAGGGACAGCTTCAGGAGGAACAGCGGCTTCAGGAGGAACAGCAGCTTCAGGAGAAACGGGAGAAGTAAATTTGCCAGAAGACGGAGAAAGTGTTTATAGTAGAAATTTGCTGGACAAAAAGACATACCAACAATTAAAACAGGATGAAAAGAAGAAAGTAAATGAAGGATTCAAGGACACTGAAACAGGAGAATTACAATTCGATAAGATGAAAGAAAAAGATAACTCAATAACGATGAAAGACGTAGCAAAATCCGGCGAAGGAACAGGATTCGTAAAACCGTATGTAGAAAAGAATTTCAATGATATGTCACTGGAAGAAGTGAGAGATGCAGCAGGAACAGACAAGAAAGAAACGGCAAATGCAATACTGAATGCTGCGTGCGGAGGTGATGAGTGATGGTGTGCAGTATAGGATTCTCAAAAGCACTACAGCAACTAAAAGATAAAGGAATGTCTGATAGTGAAGCAATAGATCTATTGAAAAATGCAGATAATTTCGAGGATTCAGTGAGAGCAGGAATAGAAGGAGGAGATATAGGAGCAGAAGAATTGAATGGGCTATTAACAAATAGTGATTCGAACGTAAAATATACAACTGCTTCAATTCTAGCAGAAACGAAGACAAATACTGACTTATTGGCAATAAAACCGCAACTAATAGAAAGCGGAGCATGGAATGCAATCGCTCAAGCGGAAGGAAATGAAGAATGGACTAAATTACCTGGAAAATTTGATTGGAATAAAGCAAATGATGATGCATACCTAATGCAGTACATAAAAGCAGGAGATAAAGAAGCACTGAAAATCGTAGAATATGCAAAAGCAGAAGCAAAGAAAGGAAATACAGACATATTAGTGAGATTGGTAGGAGGAATGTCAAAAGCATCGGTAGATGACGCAAAGAAAATAGTAAACAATGACATAGAATTGAAGACACAATATGCAGAAATATTCAAAGACTACAGAAATATTGCACCAGACGATATAGTAATAGATGCAACATACGGAACAATGAAATGGAAAGACCATTTAGGAAACACAATTGAATTTGACGTGGTGGATGGAGCAGGAAGAATATTCGATCCAACACTAAATGACGGAAAAGGAGGATATAACAACGATTTCATATCTGAAATAAAGAAAAAAGAAGGGTATGACAGTGCAACGTGGTCATTCAATGCAGCGGGATATGCAAAACTATTGGCAAGCGGTCAATTAGAAGGAAAAACGATAGATGAGCAAACAACGATATTAACAGAAGAAGGAATAACTGATTTATCAAATAACGATTGGTGGACATGTGTAGGAACATTGTGCGGAGCAAAACAACAAGAAGCAGAAAGCGGGGGATCTGGAAGCGGTGGGGGATTGGGAAAAAGTTCATCGTCATCTGACAAAGTAGAATCGACGACAGAACAATTATACGTGGAATGTAACGTGCAAAATGCAACTATATGGGATAAATCAAACGGAAAACACTTAGGTACAGTAAATACAACAATTGTAATGACAAAAGGAAGCTACACTATACAGGTAAAAGCAGATGGATACAAAACAAGAGAAACACCTGTAACAATAGGGAGTTATCCAGTATCAAAAACAATCAACCTAACGAAAATTGGACCAAGTATATCAACATTCATAAAAGGAATTGGAGGAATACATACATTAACAAGAGAGAAGTATCTTTATCTGTTCTGCATATACAAAATGAGGGTAACAAGTAACTACACTTGGAAAACATTCGCAGAATCGGTAACTACAATAGAAAGCAGTGCATTTCCATCTCTAATAAGCAAAGAAGATGTTTTATATGTGTATTATCTAGTAACAGGCAATTTGACATCGGCACAAGCATTGGTAGATGCAGGAAATGTAACATTGTTAGACGCAGAAGGAGGAGAGACAACGGTAATAGAAATAGATGAAATAGGATCTTCGGGAGGAATCTAAAAATGTTATACGACTCGCGAAAACAGACACTTGCAGAGGAATTCGGGGCAGGAGAAAAGAAATGCATAAACAAAGATAGCTGGATGAATGCTACTTTAGAAAATCTGAATGGATTATTTAATTTGTATTCGGAAGATTTAGAATTTTTGTACGAAAATGAAGGATTTTGTGCAACAGGAGATGAGGAAGAAACAGAAAAAAGCGGAGTAGTGATAAGCGCAGATGGAATAAAAGCAAATGTAATAGTAGACGGGAATTCGGTAGGAACAACTGACACGGTAATAGACTTAGATGAAGGAGCATATGCGGCAACACTAAGTAAAGATGGATATATAGCACAAGATATCGCATTTGTGGTGTATGCGGGAAAGTACACAAACACTTATGCAACATTAGTAAAAGAAGAGGAAACAACGGAAGAAGCAACAACAAAATCAATCGGAGCCGTATTAAGAGCAACATTAAATGAAGCAAACCAATCGATTCCAACACCAATTTTGGTAGGAGAAAATAATTGGTTTTGTTGGGAATTCGAGAATATAGGAGATATGAGGTGGAAAGGTCTAGTAGGAGTAAAATTGATAGATAAAAATGGAAATGTGTTTGAATACAAAGGAAATAGCACATATACGCAAACAGTTGAACCGAAGGAGATAAAGAAATTGTGTGTAAACTGTTTAGTAACAGGGATAGAGGCAACAACAGACAATGACGGGATAGAGATCAAAGCACTACTGACAAAATCAAGTTGAGTAGATAACAAGCAGATAAATGGAAGCGTGCGGCCAAAGGAAGAGAAACGCCGCACGTTGCCAGCAGACGACATGACACGCCTCGGAGGGAAACGAGGTATGGACTTAATCTATTTTGATGACATATAAATTTAACTGATAGTGGAGCAACCACAAGCCTTATGAATAAGTATTGCGAATAAGTATTCATGCAACCAGAAGTGATAGCAGAGAGGAGAAAAAGAAAGAATCCGAGATCGAGAACGGATATAGCAATAGAGATATTGAGATTAATAAGAAAGAAAGGAGAAAAAAGAACAAAAATATCAAACAAAACAGAAATAAATTATATACTGGCAACGGAATTAACAAATTGTATGGAAAACAAAATGAAATGGATAAAGAGAGACAAAGACGGAATATATACGATAACAACTGAAGGAGAAAAGTATCTAGGATATGTAGATGCACTGTTGAATTTGGGAAGAAAAGCAGAGGTGGTAATTGAATGAGCCAAGCACTGAGAGACAAGGAAGGAAATTATCTGATAGGGGGAAGAAAGAAAAGATCTGTTACAACGATAATACATGAAGAATATCCGAGAGCAGAACTTGATGCATGGAAAGAACGAAATCCAGATTGGCCGGAATATACAAGAAAAGCAAGAATATATGGAGTGTTCATGCATATGCAACTACAGGAAATGTATGCAGACATTCCGGTTGAAGTTCCTGGTGAATATCCATTTTGGGAGTGGCCTAAAGACTTGGATGAAGAGTTAGAAGGAAGAAGAGAGCAATGGAGATTGCTGAATTTGATATTGGGAAAGCCAAACCTAATAGAACACACGATTATAATAGATGACAGGGATGAAAAAGGAAATTTGCTGTCAGAAAGCGCAGGAACTTGGGATTATTGGGGTCCGGTGGATGATTTAAAATCTATTCTTGATTGGAAATCATCAAAAAGACCGCAAACGGCGCATAAGTTGCAGATGGGAGCATATTATCTAGGGGCTATTGCAGCGGGGCTGGAAGTAGAAAAGGCAGTAATACCTTATGTAAGAAGGACAAGTGCACAGCTAGTTGAATTGATGCCAGATGAGCTACAAGAATGGGGAGAAAAATATCTGGAACTTGCCAGAAAGTCTTATGTAAAAACAAATGGAAACTATTGACCGATGCACATTTTGACAAGAGAAAATAAAATCGCTATGCGCCGATGTCGCCAAACATCGACGCAGAAAACGCGCTGCTTGACCAAAGAGGTATATTCAGATGACCAGCAACAATACTAATGACGTAAAGGTATTTAAAAATGGCGCTAAAATTACAATTCCGAGACAACTGAAAGATTTCCTTGGATCGCGCTTTATTTTAATAGATAAACTGGTGGGAAAAGGCAAGAAGCCAAAACAAAGAAAATGGACAACGGAGAAGAACTACAATTTTAATGAGCCGATTCTAGTAGGGCATATTCGAGGAGGAGGAAACTACGGAATCGCAACGGGTTTTGGATGGCTACAGTGCTTCGATGCGGATCAATGCGGGAGACTGGAAGAACTTGGGATACTACAAAAGTTACCAAGAACATTCACAGTGAAAACGGGAAGACAGAGCAGCGAAGGACGGCATTACTGGTATAAAATAGAAGGAATGCAAAAAAGGCTGATTTTCCATGACAAAGAACTGAAGAATCCAGAAAAGGAAGACGAATTTTTAGAATTGGGATCCGTGCAATCGAAAGGAAACTACGCAATCGGCCCAAATTGTATCCATTATTCTGGAAACAGATATGAAATAATAGACGATTCAGAAATAGCAACACTGAAATATGATGATTTACTAGAAATATTGAAGCCAACGAGACTGAAGAAAAAAGACGATAGGCCAAAAGACATAAGATACGAAAGAAATGGATGCAATCAGCATAGCCACCAGGAAGTAGACATAGAAAGGATAGGATGGCCTAAAGGAAATGTAGAAAATGCGAATGGCGGAACGGAATTTATAGGAACGCACCCATTCCATGATTCAAAATTTGGTAGAAATTTCTCGATAAATCCATCAAAAGGAGTATGGCATTGCTTTAGACACGATTCGGGAGGAGGATGGGTTGAGCTTTTAGCAGTGAAAGAAGGTATTATTTCATGCGAGCAAGCAGGAAAAGGATGCTTAACAAAGAAACAATACCGTGAAGTGTTCCAAAAAGCAGAAGAAATGGGGTTAATAGAAGAAAAGATAATAGATGCGCCAATAAAAGAAGTATTGATGAACCGGAAAGAACTGGTAGCAATTCCAAGGAGAGCACCAGAAGGAGAAATGGTTGTAATAAGAGCACCACCAAGAACAGGGAAAAGCCATTCGGCGTGTCAATGGCTGGCAGATGCGGGAAGCGGAAATTATATCACACATAATCATGCAATAGTAGAACACGAAATAAAAATAGCGAAAGAACTACGAATGCGTGGAGTAGTTTGGATAATAGGAATGAACCAACCAGGAGCTTGCGTACATTCGGGCGAAAGGAAGTGCGGAGAATGTGCATTAAAACATGGAAAAGACAATCATTTCGAGCTGATATCAGCAGCGATAAAGTTATTAAAAGAAAAAGAAGTTTTGACCGCAAGGGATATACCAAAAAATTACTGTCCATACTACATATTAAAAATAGCTGAGAAACATGCGAATTACTGTTTTACAGTAGTGAACAACATCAACAACATAATTCCTAGAAAACTGACAATAATAGACGAAGAACCGACATTGAATCATTTTTACGCAACTTCATTAGAAGTGGCAACAATAAAAACAAGAGCTGGAGAAAGTGCCTCGAAAAACTTTTTAGCAAAATCAGCGCAAATACAAAAAGAATTGGACCAAATTTTAAACCATAGAAAGAAACCAGCACTCAAAGAATACGCGCAAAAAATACAGGATATTTCAAAAATAATAGACAACGGAATTGATGAAGGTTTGAGCGTTGGAGATATTGCAGACGAGATAGAGGATTCATTAATTCAATTCGCACCAAAACACCGTGAGGTAAGGGATGAAGGGGAGCATGAAGAGGGGGAGGATTTAGGAATAGAGACATGCGTAAGATGCATTGGAAATTTGTATAAAGAAAACCCGATCAACGTAATTTCGAAACCGGGAGGGTACCAATCGATATACATTCTAGGGGATGAAAGAAAACCAGCATTTGCTATGGATTGGTTACAGAAAACAGAAAAAATAATCATCATAGGGGCGACAAAAGCAGAATTATTTGCAAACGAATTTGGCGGAAGAGAAATTATAATACCAGATTTCATATATGATGATAGATTTACATTAATTGGAGTAGAAAAGAAGAAGATTGGGGATAACAGAGGAGCAAGAAATGCTCAGAAAAAGAAAGTAATGGATATTGCAAAGGCGGTTTGGAGAAATTCTGAATCGAATTCAAGAACTCCATTTTTAATGCTAACAGGATCAAAGAGGGAGCAGGAAATTGCGGCATCAATGCTGAATGGGGCGGCAACGGTGAGATCTGAAAGAGAAAATGGCATGGAGTGGGAAATGAGCAGTGGAAAACCAGTAGTAATTTTCCAGAATTCGATAATATCAAGGGGATTGGATGTTGATCAATTCAATCTAATGTTTGTTTATGGATGCAATTTCGCGCAACCTTTCTGGTCGGTAGCGGATGAAGGAATTGCAGCAGCAATAATAAGTGATGAAACAACAAACTCGGTTCTGCGGATATCATCGACGTTAAGAAGTGACGAAAAAACAATGAAATTAGTGATAATGCAGAAAGACGACCTGAAGAAAGTCAAGTATTTGAGCAATATAAGAGTTTTGAGTGAAGAAGCGGATAATGTAGCAAAAATAATACGGAAATTGGGAGTTGGGGGAAAGATAGAGAAGGACGGGAGGAAGGGAGTAAAGGTAACGTCGAGTGGTATTAAAAATGCAGAAGGTAAAGAGAAGATTATAGAGCTAATTTCGGAGAGCGCAGACATTGTAGATGATGAAGAATTAGAATCGGTGATGGCACGAATTGTTGGGTTTATGAGGGAGCAGAAGATGAGACGAGTAACTTCCTCAAATTCGAGTGCGATTCGGAGAGGAATTTCGAAAAGGGTAGATACTAACATTGTGACAAGTGCGATGCAGAAATTGTATGCACTTGGAATATTGAAGATGGAGTCGCATGGAAGAGAAAAGAAATGGTCATTGAATAAGGATAAACGATGAAAAGATGACTATGTAAGAAAATATTATTATAAAGAAGAAATTATGCGATTTGGGGAAATCGTGATATATATTTTTGGAATGGACTGGTTGGGAAACTGGATAAAAATGATTGGAGCGGATTACAATGTGTAGTGAGAAAATGAACTTAAAGAAAATTGATACAGTGACCTCGTACAGCAATTTATACACTCGGTTTAGGAAGTGGTTTACACTGTCTTTAGGAAGTTCCATTTCGATACATTATAGGAGCGTCATATAAAAAGGGTCCATGCATAATCGTGACAAATACTTTTATTCATGTAAACGATAAAATAAGAGGATGCCAAAACGATTTACTATCTATCGATCATTCCGCAAACATGTCACTGCATATTTTAAAATCGTATGCGAGATGTAAATAAAATCCCTCTATAGAGAAGAAAAATACACTTTTCGGTCGGCTGTCACTGTTCTATTGTATGGCATAGCGATTTTCTCAACAGTCTAAAATCGGCATGGAGTTGCTCTTCCAACATTTCGGAACGTGGAAAAGCTCTTCTCTGATAGCGATTCGTGGTTTTAACAGTTGAGGAGGTGGCAAAGCAAGGGCGTGGATGGATTTTTATTTGAGATTTTCCGGCTTTTTTAATTTGTTTCCGGGTTTTTTGATTTTTTTTCATTTTAGTGCGTGGTTTGCGGTTTTTTTGGGGCGGCTATAATAGGGAAGGGGAGTGAGAGATAAGAAAGAAGAAGAAAGGATGAATGGAGCAGGAGAGATAGGAATGAACAGGATGGTTAGATGAAAGATAGTAGGGGAGTTATAGCGAGTGCAGAGGTAAAAGTGAATTAATAAGGAAGGAGTTGAGGTAGAATGGTAGCAGAAACGGAGTTTGATATGAGGGAAGATAGGAATAGCATTGGGGTTGTCGTTGAGGCGATTGGGATGATATTGGTGTTAGGATACCTGGTTCTAGGAATGGCCGGGATGTTAAACTGAGGTGATTAACATGAATCTGATGCAATTACAAAGCTTTTTCAAGCTGGATATGATAGAATTAATTGAGCTATCACTGGAACAAGAGCGTGAAGACCTACGAATGATCTTTGCTCATCAGGCAGACATAGAGCATGAAATTATCATATCGCTCAATGGAAGAGACTTGAACAGGGCAATAAGCCTGATGATTGTCTTGAGCAGGTCTGAGAAAGCATTTGAAGCATACTTGCTTGATTGTATGCTAAACGGGGAATTCATATGAAATGCATGTTAATAAACAAGGAAGAAAGCATGAAACAGGCAGGTGGATTCTAGGTGGATTCTAGGAGCCGCCTGACCTATTATAGCAACCCATCAAAAACCCCAAACCACAAAAAACTTTTAAAATTTTTTCAAACTAATAATAAACTGAAAAATAAATCAAAAAGGTGAAAAATCATGGAACTCTCAACAGAATCTAAGATTGTATTAATCACATTAACAGGTATAGCAGCCTTATTTCTCATAGCAATAAACAACTGCCAAGCCCAATTAAGTGATAAAGAAATTGGAGCAATCATTAAATACACAAATTACAATTGCACTCTAATGAATGACATTGAACCATCAATCAATGGTTCAATGAAAAAAAAGATACTAAAAATACTAAAATCATATAATTACACGAAAGAATACCAAGAAAACACCTTCGATTGCTCAGAAAGATCAATAATCACATCCAAATTACTCAAAGACAAAGGCTTTGACACAAAGATAGCATACCGATTCTCAAGTATGGGAGCACATGTATGGTGCATAGTATTTGATAAATGGGATAATGGAATATTTATCGAATGCTGCTACACAAAAAACAACGAACTTGGAAAATTAGTATCAGGAAACTCGGAAAACTTCGAATATGACTCAGCATGGATCATAAATGACCCAAATAGATACTATGAGTACATAGAAGAACCAGAAATAAGGATAAATGAATCAAATTACAGGAATTACATCAAATACAAAAGGTAAAAGCGAATAAAAGAAAAGTATTGAATTGATGAGGTGATCGCGAATGGAATTCGACGTAATGAAATTCGTGTTGTATATGATGATGGCAATAGTAACAATCGTAGCGATATGTGCATTATTAGATATCTGAAAGTATGATTAATAGGATTGATTTTCATTGTATTAATAGCAATTTTGACCACAATGGATGGAATTGATAAAATATGCGACGAGAAAGTTGAATTGGAGGATGATGAAGATGGATAAGATAGACAAGGCAATTAGAATTATTGGAATAGCGCTTATTTGGTCAGTCTCAATGTTTTTCGCTGGAATGGCAGCAAACAGCGAAATTGTGATTATAATCGCCACTGTCGCAATAATACTAACAGTGATTGCTGCATTGATCGTAACGACTGCAATGTTACTAGAAGGGATACGAGAATGAAAACAGCAATAGTAGGACATGGATCAAATAAATTCAATAAAAAAACAGAAAAAGCAGCAAAAGACCTAATAAAATCTATTTTATCAGACCCAAAAAACACAAATGTAATCGCAATATCAGGACATTCACCAATGGGCGGAATAGATATCTGGACAGAGGAGGCAGCAAAAGAATTAGGAATAAAAATGGAAATTAAAGCACCAAAACAGCAAACATGGGACGCAGAATACGGCTATAAACAAAGGAACCTGGACATCGCACGCACCTGCGACGAAATACACGTAATACTGGTCACAGAATATCCAGAAACCTACAAAGGTAAGAAATTCAATGAATGCTATCACTGTGCAAAACATCCAGAAGGAAAAGAAATAGCAAAACATGTAAAATCAGGCGGATGTTGGACAGGATGGGAAGCATTCAAGCTAGGAAAAGAATGTTTTTGGCACATAGTAAAATAGCCGTCGTCGCAACAGCGACGACGGCTGAAAAGGAGGCGAAGGAAATGGTAGACTTTAGAGCATTAGGACTGATAAACCAAGCAACAAGAAATCTGAAAGCAATACTAAAAGCATCAAAAGAAGTAACAAAAAAAGGAATAGACACAGAAATACAAGAACGATTAATAAACAACGAAATACAAGCATTCGTAGATAACATAGTAGAAGCAGCGAAAAGAAAAACACTAGAAAGCATACGAATAAATGGATTACCAGCAATAACAAATGAAGAAGCAAACGTAACACAAACATTAGGAGACGAAATAGTAATAAATGTACCAGCATGGATATCAATAAAAGTAAATGCACAAGGAATAAACGAAGCAATTCAATTAGCACAGAATCTAGTAGAAAAATCAGCAAAAGAAGGAAAATCAACAGAAGTGCCAACAAAAATATCAGGATACAATTGGGAATTAGCAAGAGTAGAATAAAAAAAACAAACAAAAATCGGTCTAGCTCGCTATTTAAGCCTTTGGGCCTGGAACGGCCTTTGCGCCAGCGGGCGCAAATCGCGCCTTAGGGCGCGACAAAGGCTTAAATGCTCCGCCGACCTTGGAACAGAATAGAAGAAAAGAGAAAAAAAGCAAATAAATGAATAAATGGAGTGATAAAAAATGCAAACAACTGTAACAAGCAAGAAAATACAGAAAACAACAGAAAAAACAACAGAAAACACAATGCCAGCATGGGCAAAAAATGCAAGAGATAAAGCAGCAGAAAGCAGGAAAAACCTGATGGAAGTAGGACCATATTTCCAGGGAAGCGCCGGGGAAACCGTACGTGGAATCTTCCTGGATTCAGAATTACACGAAGAATTGTCAAAGAAATCAAAAACACCAATGTTCACAATAAAAGTGATGAGAATGAGTAGCCATAAAGAACAAACAATGACAATTCTTCAGTCGATGTCAATCCTAGTAGAGCAATTACTAGGAATAGCAGCAAAACATGACTGGAACATGAAAGAAATAGTATTCGATGCAAAATTCAAAGCAGGAAACAATGGAAACAATTTCTTAAACAGCATCGAAGAAGTCCCAATCCCAAATATGACAGAGGTGGCATAGAAATGCCACACTCAAATTCTTTTCAGCACTCTCTTTCAATGCCCGCATGGGCATTGAAAGCAGAAAAAGTAATCGAAGAGCAGAAAACGAGAATAGAACAAAGAAGAATATACCAAACCGATTCTGAAATTCACGAATTTGATGCAGAAGAATTAGAAGATGAAAAAAGATTATCATCACTATTCGTTGATCATGATCCAAGTCAATGCTTCGACAAGTCGGAGACTTGGCGAAGCTACATGAATTTCATAGAAGACAAGAAAAGAACAGCAACGACCATTTTAGATGATTCAAATGAAGACATACCAATATTTACAAAAGAAAAGAAATCATTTTGCTCAAGAACAAACCCACTTGCGGGATTAAAACTGAATACACTAAGATACTTAGCAAGCCAGGGAGATGAATTAGCAAAAAAAGCACTGGAATTCAAAGAAAACAATCTAGCAAGAAAGCTAGATGTAGTAATGACAATAGAAAGAGGGGAAGTATTAAGAAATGGAAACTTAGTAGTACATAAAAATTGGGCCGATGAAGAAGCAGCCCAATTAATAAGAAATGGGCAAATAAGGATGGGATAAAACATGAAATCATGCACAACAAAAAAAGCAAATGAAGTAATGAAACAAGAAAAGACATTAACAGAAAGAAGAAACGCAAAACGAGTAATGAAAGTAAAAGGAGAAATACGAGCATTATATTACGAACCAAAAAAGAAAATGCGCGAAATTCCACCAACAAAAGAACACACAAATAAACCAGAAAACAGAAGAGAAAGACGGGCGCAGGAAAAGAAACCAAAAGGACTATGGACTGTCGCGTGAGCTTGCAAGCTCACGCGACAAATATAGGAGTGATTAATATGTGTAATGGGATAGCCGTTGTAGTCGTGAAAAACGACAATGAAATAGATGTGTTTTGTGATCCTGATAACGGATCACATGATAAATTACTGAGTAAATACGTACCGATAGAGAAGCACAGCGACTACATCAAAGTGGAGTACATCTACCCAGGAGAATTTCGCCTAGATTGCCCAGACACGGAATGTAGAATCGAGGCACTTAAAACCGAATTAGTAGAAAAAGTCGGAATAAATGACACACTAAGATTAAAACCATCGACGGTAGCGAAATTGGCAGGAAAGATGCCATTGATAAATAACTGGCCCAAAAAATTGATGCAACAGGCGTATTTGTCCGGGGCGAATTTGTCCAAGGCGGATTTGTCAGAGGCAGATTTGTCCGGGGCGAATTTGTTAAGGGCGTATTTGTTCAGGGCAGATTTGTCAGAGGCAGATTTGTCCGGGGCGAATTTGTCCGGGGCGGATTTGTCCGGGACATATTTGTCCGGGGCGAATTTGTCCAAGGCGGATTTGTCCGGGGCGAATTTGTCCGGGGCGAATTTGTCCGGGGCGAATTTGTTCAAGGCGTATTTGTTCAGGGCGGATTTGTCAGAGGCAGATTTGTCCGGGGCGAATTTGTCCGGGGCGTATTTGTTCGGGACATATTTGTTCAGGGCAGATTTGTCAGAGGCAGATTTGTCCGGGGCGAATTTGTCCGGGGCGGATTTGTCCGTGACATATTTGTCCGGGGCGAATTTGTCCGGAGCAAATTTGTCAGAAGAAGATAAAAAATATGCAAAAGAACACGGAGCAATAATCAAGTAATACGAGGAACAAAAAAAAATGAGAAAAAAGAAAGAAATGTGGTAAATAACGATGATAATCATAAATCCGCCAGAGATCTACATAGGTGTTTGGCGAATATTACCCGCAGAGATCAGAAAAACATTGGTTTCTGCGGAATAATAAAAGGTGAAACAATGAAAATAATGGAAGCAACAGTAGTGGTACAAATATTAGTAGATGACAACTTTGATATAAATAAACAAACAATGAAAAAAGTAGAACCTAAATACGGAAAACTGATAGCATTTGAAACAACAGATGTAGAAACATGCGAGGAATAAAAGTGAAAAAATCATTCTTAATACTAATCGCGCTCGCGCTCGCAAGCGCGAGCGCAATGGGAATTGACGTATCGATATCGGCATCACCAGGAGTAGACATAAACATTTGGTTAAATGGAGAACTATGGAACGGGAATTCTTCATCATCATGGGCCGACGAAGACGGAACAATTTTTAAATCGATTTTCTTGGACGGCAAATTGCACGAGAAGTCGATCATTTGGATCAATGGAACCAAAGCAATCACAATGGCAGATTAGGCAAATTCTATTGTTAATTAACAATGAAACAAGAAAAAAGACAGCTCAAAGCTATGGAGGAGAGTATGACAGGCAAAGGTTCAGCAGATCTATTAAAATACAGAGAAGGGAAAAAACTAACCAGCTCACAATCAATCAGAGCAAAATGCGCCGAATGCATGGGAAATTACGAAGATGGTAGAAAAGATTGCACAAATGAAGGATGTCCTCTTTACCCTTGGATGCCATATGGAACAAAAAAGAGAGCAAAAAAACAAATGAATGAAGAAACAAAAGAAAAATTAAGAGAAGCTTTGAAAATAGCAAGAGAAAAGAAGGGGAAATAAAAAAATGCCAAGCTCACAATTGAAACAAATACCTGCAATAGTAGAAATAATAATGCAAGTAAACCCAAAAACTATATTAGATATAGGATGCGGATTTGGAAAATATGGTTTCTTAGCAAGAGAATACTTGGAAACTTGGAAAGGAAACAAACCAACTATAGATGCAATAGAAGTTTTCCAAGATTACATAGGAAAATTACAAAGAGAAATTTACGACGAAGTAGTAATCGGAGAAGCTATTAGAGTACTAACAGCATTCAAAGAAAGAGAAATAAAATACGACCTAATACTAGCAATAGATATCTTGGAACACTTCGAAAAAGAAGATGGCAAGAAATTCATAGAATTGATGAAAAAAATAGGAAAAAATGTACTAATAAGTACTCCAAAAGAACCAGGAAAACAGGGAGCAGTATTTGGAAACGAATACGAAACACACAAATCACGCTGGCTACCAATAGAAATAGGAAACAATAAATGTGAAGCAAGAAACGAAGGAAATTGGATAGTATTGATAGAAGGTGAAAAATTGTGAGTGGATATCATGTATGGATATCAAAAAAACAAATAGAAAATGCAATATTAAACAACAATATAACAATAAAAAAAAGAAAAAAAACGCATGCAAATATTCGCATTGATGGAAAATGGAGAAATAAAAGAATATACATTAATGACAAGAACAAAAGAAGAAGCAGAAAAACTGACAAGATTAAAAGATTTGAAATACTTAGGAAAAGGAGAATATCATCACAGTGGAGAACAATACTAAAAATGAGGAATTAAGTCGCATTTGCAACAGCAAATGCGACTAGGAGGTAATTAATTATGACATTTTCAAAAGGAGACTTAATGAAATTAACAAGAAACGACGAAGGAGTAGATTCAGCAATTCCAAATTATATCGTAGATGAAATGAAAAAACTAGGATTTAATGAACAAGATATAATTTATGCAATTGCATATAGTTACAACAATAATTCAACAATGGGATTACCAATCATTTTACCATTAGAATTCATAAAATTGCTAGAAAATACAAAAATTGACATAAAAGATAAAAACGGAGAACTACTAAACTTAGGAACAAATTATACATTAGCAGATTTGATTAAATCATTACTAACAGGATACGATAATTGGGAGATACGATTAAAATGAAACTAAAATTTATATCGGGAGACATCAACTGGAAAACATTCGGAGCAAAATGGATCACAAAGAAATTAAACAATGGAGACTTTGATTACTGGTTAATCATTTCATTTATAAATTTCGTAGAAGAAACTGGAGAAAAAATAAGTGGAAAGTACACTTATGTAGTAGAAATTCATGCAGTTGCACCATCACAAGTACCAGATATAGAAAAAGACAGTGCTTTCACATCAATGAGATTAGAAAATAAAAATAGATCAAAAATGACAGAAGAACGAATAGCAGAAATAATAGAAAATTACGGAATTTCGGCAAATTTAAAAACATTATATGGAAACAATGCAAAAGAATTAATGAAAGAGGCAAGAAAAGAAGTAGAAATGATAGCAGGAATGTTATTCGGTTTATATATGGACAAACCAGAAAACAAAATAGGAAGCACAGGATGGGACATGATAAAGGGGGATTTAATGGCAGGATTATATAAAGATTAAAAGAATGACAGAAATTAAATTAACAAAATATGAAATAAGATGGAAAAATGGAGTAATGAAATGATAATTTGTAAATGTGGAAGAAGATATACAGAATTAGGAAGCGGCCCGCCAAGTTTCTGCCGACGCTGCGGCAGAAACTTGAAGAAAAACAAAAATGAAAAAGAATTACCAGTACAAATACAAAAAGCAAATTTTGGACTGTCGTTTAGATTAACAAGACATATAAGAAGACACTAAATTTAAAGGAGAGATTACACAAATGACAAAAAATCGAAAAGCAATAATTCAAAAAATAGTAAACGATGAAGATAGAATACTTTTATACATAGATAATCATCCAACAATGCCATATAAAGTAATAGCACCAAGAAAATTTAAAGGAAATGTTGGAGATGAAATAACATATGAACCACAAGGAGCAAATTTTGGATGGTTGGTAGAAAATAAAAATCAAAAAACTTGAAGAAAAACTAAAAAAAGACATGGAGGATGAAGATGAACGAATATATTTGGTGGTATGTATTTTTCAAAAGAATGCAAAACAGGAACAAAAATTGGATATCTATGTCTTGGATTACAAATACATACAAAATGGAAGAATATGTAGAAGAAGTAATAGATGATGAGAGGAAAAAACATGGGAAAACTAATCAATAAAATAAACAAACTAATAAAAAGAAAAAAAGAAAGAGAAGAATACAAACCAGGAACAAAAATTGGATATCTATGTGAAGCATGTGAAAATACAGGATTTATAGTACTACAAAACAATAAAACAATGCAATGTACTAGATGCGGATGGAGAAGGAAAATACCATGAACAAAAAAGAAATAGAAAATAAACAACTGGTGAAAAACAATGCAAAACAAACTAGATAATATATTAAGTAGCACAAATCTAGCAAAATATGATAAGAAAAACAAATTGATATTAGTATGGAACGGAGGACATGGAATAAACATTTTCAACCTGGACCTTGAATTAGTATATTTCTTCACATTCATAAGCAAAGAAGACGACGCAACAGAAACAGAAGCAATAGAAGCAATGAACAGAAGAATAAAAAATAACGATTATGAAGATTTTAGGATTTGATTAAATGGAAATAATGACAAATGACGAAGTTGAAGCAGAAAATTTATCTTATGAAGAACTTAAAGATGGGGCAGATTTTTTTGACAAACTGGTAAAAGAAAAAAGGAAAAAACAATGACAACAATAAAAGACGACATTAACGCAATTCAAAAATCATATCCAAAAATATCAAGAAAAACAATAATTAAACTAAGAAAAATTGCATACAAACTACAAGAATTAAATTTATCATACTGCAACGGAAAAAATACAGACAAAGAAGAAATAGAAACAAATGCACTAGAAATGGAAGCAAAAGAAATAGAAAGAAAATATAACATTAAAATAGAAATAAACAATGATCCAAGAGGATTTCCTATAAAAATATTAAATACAAAAAGAACAAACAGTTTTTTAGGAGAAGGATGGGGATTAGGAAAATGACAAAACAAATTCTTGATTTAGTCGAGTTGCAGCAGCAACTCGACAATAGTGAAACTTACGAAGACGAAGAAGGAAACAAAATTCAAACAATTTATCTAGGATCGATATTAAGTCTAACACCTTCAGGAAAAATATACTATCCATTTGCACACAGCAACGTAGATAACTGTCCAAAATGTAAAGATGGATCAGGACAAATAAGAAATCCACACGGAAAAAGGAAAAAATATGAAAAATTAGAAAAGAAACAAAAGGAACTAATAAAACAAATGGTAGGAACTGGAATACACTTCTACAATCTATCACAAAAAACACAAAGAAAATTAATTAAAGTAAGAAAACAATTAAAGTGGTGGAATCCTTGGATAACATGCAACGAATGTTATGGATTAGGCTCGCTAGAAGCGAGACTAGATCAAGATTGGTGGGAAGAACTAGAAAGAGAACTAGAAACAATAAATGCATGGCATCACGGATCAGAGGGAGATGGATGCGATGTGATGATATCTCGCGCCGTCACGGACGGCGCGAAAATCGAAGAACTGAATTTGGAGGTCTAAACATGAAAAAAACAATCGATATATTTAGTGGCAACAAAGTAAAACTAATAGTAAAAGACGAATCAAGAAGCACAGCATGGGGAGAACTAGCAAAACTAGGTGTTGATATTGAGTATTGCAGCTATCTCTGTGGAGAATTCGTGGTGATGGGCAAGCTCAGAAATGTAAAGCTAACTCAAATCGAGCAACTGGAAAGAGATGGTTGGACATGGAAATAGATCCTGTCCAAAGTAAATTATTAGATATGATAATCAATGAAAACAAAATCTCGAAGACATATCTAGCAGATTATATTAGAATCTTGGCAAGGTACACGACAGAAAAAGAGAGATTATAAACAAAAGGAGAAAGAAAATGAAGAAAATAGAATCAATTAAAGTAAAACAAGAACAAGACGATAATCCAGATCTTTATTATTTGGGAGAGTTTCATCGTGGAGACAGAAAGAAATTCGATATGGAAACATACGATGGATTTTGGTTTACACCAGGACCACATTGGCCACATAATCCAGAAAATTGGAAACACGTATCACAAGAAGAAAAAGAAAAAGTAATAAAACAGTACGGATCATTAAAAAAAGCCGATTGGACGTATGCAAGAGAAGATAGACAAAGATTAATCGACTATTACAAAGAAAAATGGTGGATGATCGGAATAGTATTAGAAGCAAAAGTAGGAATATCAGAAGATGGAAAAAATTGGGAAATTTTATATGCGGATAGTTCATTGTGGGGAATTGAATCGGACTTAGGAAAAGAACACTTTAATGAAATCATAGAAGATTTAAAATACGATGTAATATTCACACTAAAAAAAATAGGATTCACAAAAAATGAAATCAATTCCGCGCTCGCAAGCGCGGAATTGAAATTGGAGGAATAAATATGGAAGAAATTGATTTGAGCAAAGAAACATTACCACCAAAGTTGGTAGATAGAGAATTCGACGAAAAATTTCTTGGAGATATAATTCCATATCTACAAGATATAAGACAAAATAGCCTGGATTACATCGCAGATCCGGGAAAATTGAGCATTGTAGACACAGGAAAAGATGAATGGTCATTGGTAATCGAAGCAGAAGATGGAATGAAAGTATTCGAACCAACCAATTGGGCAAAAAACCAAACCATCGGAGTAACAGAACTACCAAAGAAATACCATGATACATTAGTAGAGAAAAATCACATAAACGAAGCCGTAAATCACATGAACATGTGGCTTTCCGAAGGAAAACCACATAGAGTAAGAACAGTGGGAGACAAATACAGAGCATTGGTATCGCCTGGATATAATCCATTCGACAACTATGATGCTTTTATAACAATTGCAAATACAATAAAAGCAGCAAACATGATGCGAGATGACACAGTAAAACCAATAAAATTCAAGAAAGCACAATTCTCGGATCACAATATGTATATACAAATCATAGATGAAGGAACGGAATGGGACTTGGGAAAAGGAGATACTTACAAAAAGATGATGGTATTCAAAAATTCAGAAGTGGGCGATGGGGCAATGGTAGTAGAAGCAGGTGTATGGAGATACATGTGCGGAAACTTAATGCTGCATGGTGTAATTTCAAGAAGAATTCATAAAGGAGAAAAACTGAATGAAGGCATATTTGCACCTGACACAATGGCAACTCAAAATGAACTATGGAATAAGATTTTGAGAGATTCTTTGAATGCAGGAATAGCAAGTGACCAACTATTTGATCCAATTATTGCAGGAATTGCAGAAACAAAAGAAATAAAAGTAGAACCAAAAGTGACAGTAGAAAAAATAAAGAAAGCAGAAAAACTTTCAGATGCAGAAACAAATGCCATTATAAATGCAATGATGGGAGATACAACAATAGCACCAGAAGAAAAAAACACGCTTTTCCAGGTACAAAATGGAATTACATTAGCAGCAAAAGGATTCGGAGTAGAACGACAGAGAGAACTGAACAAAATTGCCGGAAACGTACAAAACATGATTAAAATCGTCGCGTGAAAAACGCGACGATTAAATGGAGAAAAACAAATGATACCTATTGTTTATTTAGGAAAAAACGAAGAAAGCGATAAATTGAGAAATAAACTAATAGAAAAACACATAAAATTCATAGAAAAAAAAGGAGGAAACCAATTATTAAGTGACGAAACAGACAAATTAGTAACAGAAATAAGATCAATAAGACCAAAATTGGCATCAAGGATGCCAATAGGAACACATATTGAATGGAAATACTACAAGTTAGCAGAAACACCAATAATCAAAACAGACAAAGAAACACTTCCAGCATGGTACATAAAAGAAAACATAGAAAAAATACTAAATGAATTAAAAGCAAATCAAAAACCAGATAAGAAAAAGTTAAAAATCAAAAGAATAAGAAAAAACATGAATGCAGTAGACTACACGATTTATCACACAGCAGAAACAGAAGCACGAATAAATGTAACAATATTAAGAGCAATAAATGGAATAAATATCACAGATATAGTAAATGAATTCAAAGAAGAAGAAAAAGCAGCATTCATGATAGCATGGAGATTATGCCAACACATGAATGCGAATAATATGGAAATTGTAATTGATATGATAAAAGAACGGATAGGAGATATAAATGTATAATCTAAGAACATATGATCAATGGATTCTATGGGGAGAAAGAGAACGATCAGGAAAAATGACAAAAATTCCAATGGGGAAACACGGACGGGCAACATCAGTAACAAATAAACAATGCTGGAAATCTTTTGATCAAGCATTTAATGAATATTTAGCAGACACAAAAACCTTCCAGGGAGTAGGTTTTTGTTTTTCAGAAGAAGACCCATTTGTAGGAATAGACCTGGATAACATAAGAAAATGGAATGGTTGGGAGGAAATAGTAGAAAAATTAAATTCATATACAGAAACAAGTCCATCAGGAAACGGATTACATATAATTGTAGAAGGATATTTACCAGACGAACGAAGTACACAAAAAATAGGATCTCATGAAACAGGAGCAATAGAAATTTATGATAATGGAAGATTCTTCACGATGACTTTAGACCCAATAGATGAAAATCATATGATAATAAACAGAAATCAAGACGCAATTGAATGGTTAGCAAACTCTATAGATGATAAAAAACTAGTAAATAGAATAATGAATAGTAATTATGCAAGAAAGGCACAACTACTATGGGAGGGAAGATGGGATGTAGCCGGATATGCATCACACAGTGAAGCAGATCTAGCATTTTGTAGAATACTTTCAAACATAAATGCACCTATGCACCAAATAGATCGCATTTTTAAAAAAACGAAATTAATGCGAAATAAATGGAATGAAAAAAGGGGAAATAACACATATGGAAAAATGACAATAGAAAAAGCATTGGAATAAAGATGAAATCAAAACACAAAACATATGCACACGAAGAACGAGATACAAAAATTTTAAATACTTTAAGATTCTCTATAAACAAATAATAGAGAAACGAGGTGAACTAAATTGAAAGCAATATTAATAAGACCAGATAGAAATATGGACGCAGTGAGACAAAAAACAGTAGCAGTAGCATTGTCATACAGACCATCAACAATGGATGTACTGGAACTAATGAAGAAAGGGAAATCAATAAGATATATATTCGTACCTAAATCACAAATGGAAACAATTGGGCAAGCAACAAAGAGAACCGCAGAAGATAATGGAGTGACATTAACAACATCACCAAAAGATTTTAGAGGAATAAGAACAGATCTGAATGGGCCGGAGATAGAAATAGAATATGATGAAGAAAATGAAAACAAGGAGGTTTAAGTAAAATGAAACTTGGAGATATGAAACTAGAAGAATTTACAAATGCAGTAAAAACAAAGAACAATGACCTGACAAAAGTAAAAGGAGCAGAAAAAATAATTGAATCTGTCTACAATGATTCTGGAAACTACTCAATACAGAGCGCAGTAAGCTTTGCAATAAAGAGACTGAAGAAAGCAAAAGAAGATGAATCAGCAACAGAAGCAGTAGGAATCTTATACGGAGCAAGAGAGATAGGAGAATCGGGAAAAGGGCCAACAGCATACGGATTCATTCAGGGGAAAACAGGAAAAGAAGTACAGGCATGGCGAGGAGAAGTAGATATCGGAGAGAAGAAAATCCGAGTACCAATAAACTCACAAGCAAGACTTCTAATTGCGATGGAAGACAAAGACGACAGAAAATCGTGGTGGATTAAAAACGTAATGAACAGAAAACCAATGACAGAACCAGAATTGCTAGAAAAATTGACAGGCCTCGGAGCAATTCTGACATTGCAAGATACCAAAAGATTGATAAAAACACTACCAACAGTAGTAGCAGTGGCCGTAACAATTGCGGGCGCAAACCCGATGTCGGAATACCAGAACAAGGACAATACTTACAATATATGGTCAAAAACAGAAAAAGATGGAAAATTAGTAGCAGAAGGACCACGAGTAAGCCTACGAACGAGAACAGAAAATGGAATAATGGCATGGATCAGAGTAACACCACCAAGAAACGGATCTGGACAAACGCCAATTTCGGTATTGGATTTTAATGAAATTGCAAGAGATGCTTCAGAAAAATACGATAATCCATTAGATCAAGCTACAGTACTCGCATCAGCACTAGAGGATAGACAAATTCTGGTAATCGGATCAGTGACAAGAATAAACGGAGATCAGGAAAATGGATACCAATTAAACATGAATGCACTGGCAATGTTCGAACCACCAGAAGGAATTGTAACAACTCCTGTAGTACAGGGGCAACAGAAACTAGCACCAGAAGAACCAGCAGAACCAGAAAAACCAATCGAGGACGCACCAATCGAGAACATAGAAATAAAAACAACAAAGCCAGAACCAAAGCCAGAACCAAAGCCAGAGCCAAAACCAGAGCCAAAACCAGAGCCAAAACCAGAGCCAAAGCCAGAACAGAAACAGGAACCAGAACAGAAACCAGAAGAGGCCCCAACGAATGAAAACGACGACATGGAAATGGAACTAACAGCGCAAGAACCAACAGTAGTGGAAATGACACCACTAATGAAAGAAATAGAAACAAAACTGCTGTTTGTAGCAGGAATGAAAAAGGGGTTGTCAACAAATGCAATGAGAGAAGATAAAATTAATGCCTTGAAAAACACCGCATTCAGTGACGTTGCAAAAATGGGAATGGTAAAAAAATACGATGCTTCAGCAGTAAAAGCAATGTACGAAAGTTTGACTGGAATAAAAACATAGAAAACAAAAGAAAATAAATATATTTTTTACGGAGGAAAAACATGGAAAACAAAGAAAAAATGGAGAACTTGCCAGAACATTTAAAAGGAATAAAGTTCGAATCATGGCATTTCTACATAAATACAAAAGCAAAAAAAGGAGAAAACAAGCTAACAATATCTGATAACTTCATAGATGAAGTTATGAGACAGAAAAATCTAGGATTCATACCAGACATAACAAAAGTAATTCCATTAGGAGGGGAATCTGGAAAAGTATATGTTGAAGCAAAAGTGGAAATTTACGACAAAGGACTATATGACTTAGATACAGATAAACCAGGAGGAGAAAAAACAACAGGATTTGCATCAGTAACAGAGATGCCACATTCAGGAGGACAAACACATTTTGCACAATTGGCAATAACAAGAGCACTAAAAAATGCAGTAATAAGACATCTACAAATATCGGATCACGATATTCTTCTAGTAATCGAAGCATATGGATTTGATGTAAAACAAATTGCACAGCAGCAAACAAGAAACATAGTAGCAGATGAGGATAGCGAAGAAAAAGAAGAAAAAGGACCGGAAGAAGCAGAAGTAGATATGAAATTGGATGTGTAAAAACATGATGTGTTCAGATTGTAGAATTAAAATGGAAAATATTACGGAAAAATTCAATTCTACAGAACAACACATTTTCGGAACAGAACAAAACTGGAATCATTACAGATGCAAAGAATGTGGAAAGGGGAAACACGAAATGGCAAAAGAAAAAATTAAGATACTACCAGGAAAAGAATTACCAGCCGAACTAGAAACAAAAATGGAAAAAATAAGAGAAAAACAACAAGAATTGGATTTGTTGAATGAATACGTAAAAGAAATACAAAACGACGAAAATGTGAAGAAACTGACAGAAAAAAGAGATAAATTAAATAAAGAATTGGGAGAAAAGATAGAAGAATTAGGACTATTGACAAGCATGGAAAATGCAACAGTACTAAAACAGGAAATAGAAGAGTTAGTAAAACAATTAGGAGAAGAAATACCACAAGAAATTTGGGGAACAGATACTTTTAGTAAAGGAAAAAAAGATGCAATTGCATCTAAAGATGGAATTTTCAGGATTCTAAGATCAACAAGATCAGAAAGAAAAATCATACCGGAATCATTCATAGAAAAATATCCAATAGTGACAAATGAGCTAGTAAAAGAAGGAAAAATAGTAATAACACTGAAAGCAGCAGAAGAAAAATTAGGAAAAGACAAGATAGAAGAAGTATGCATAAGAACCGAAACACACAAATTCGAACTAGACATAAGAGATGGAAGGAATTTGCCAACAAACTAAATCCGGCTAACGCCGGATTTAGGAGAAAAAAACGAGGAATGATGGTAGATAATATTGTAAATTTGAGAAAATGGCAAGGAAAACCAAGAATTTTGATAGATTCTATACTACCAAAACTGGTGATTGATGCAATAGACAAAGCAACTTCATACAAAATACAAAATGCAGAACATATTGATAACCAGATGTATATCTGTCCTAAATGTGGATGGTGGAAATTAACTATACACGCAGATAGCGATTTCTGCAAACGATGTGGAACACAATGTAATTTAGGACTATGGGACTGCATAATTCGTTTGCTATCACAAACGAGGCAAGGAAAGTATTGGTTTCCACAGGGGCTATTAGACACAGTAGAAAACACGTTAGCAAGCATCGGATATTCTACAACTCTTCTGGGAGGTTCACCAGAGCCTTCTAGCGAGTCAAGAAACCTGGATCTTACTTGGAGTGGATGGAAACCAAGAAAACACCAAAATGAAGCTATAAACAGAGCATTAGAAAAACTTGAGCATGGTAGAGGGGCAATATTAGAGATGAGCGTGGGAGCGGGAAAAACTACAACCGCACTAATGCTAATACAAAAATTTGGTGTAAATACATTAATCATAGTGCACAAAAAGAATTTAATGGAACAATGGAACAATGCAATAAAAGAATCTTTAAAATGGGAACCAGAATTATACGGAGACAATAACAAAGATATCGGCCCAATAACAATAGCAATGATTCAATCAATTTCAGCAGCAAAAAGCAATTTTCCATATCACATATTCAATTTCGTAGTGTGGGATGAATGTTTAAATGGGGAAACTCTAATAGAAACAGAAAAAGGAGAAATAAAAATAAAAGAAATAGTAGAACAGAAAATGAAAGTAAAAGTAAAAACGCATACAGGAGAATTAAAACAAATAAAAGATTACAAAAAAATAAAAACAACAAAGCAGATGGTACGTGTTAGTTACAAAGGAGGAGAAATAGAATGCACAGAAGATCACAAGTTTCTAACAGCAAGAGGATGGATTAAAGCAAAAGATTTAATACCTAGCAAGGATGTGTTATATAGACATGGGAAGGCCAAAACAAATTTTTGAATGCAACATATGTCATGAGATACTAAAAAATAATAAAACACTAGAAACGCACATAAGAAAAGAACATACAGGATATAAATGCAAATTTTGTGAGAAAGAATTTAAAACATCAAATGCATTGGGAGGACATATAAATTTAATGCACACAACAAATAAAGGATTACAACCAAAAAAAGAACAATTATTAAGAAACAAAAATCCAGAAAAATTCAAAAAGATGCACAAACACGCAATGGAAAAAAGAGAAGCTTGGAGAAATGATATAAAATTAACAAAATACCAAACACAATTCATTCTAGGAGGATTGCTTGGAGATGCTAGTATAAACATGGGAAATAGTAGATCATTAAATGCAAGATTATCATTTAAACACTCATTAAAACAATATGATTATTGCATGTGGAAATATGAAATACTTAAAAACATTGTATTAACACAACCAAAAATAGAAAAAAATGGTGGATACGGAGAAAACTTAGCAACATTTAGTACAATGAGTCTACCATGCTTAACAGAAATATACAAATTATCAAAGAGAAATAACGAAACAACAATAACACAAGAATTTTTAAATGAAATAAACGATACAATTGCATTAGCAACATGGTTTATGGATGATGGATCAAGAAATGAAAAAAACGTGCAAATATCATTAGGAAATAGATCAATAGAAGAAGTATGGATATTAAAAGACTGGATGATGAAAAAATGGAACATAGAAACAAAAGTTTACGAGAGCAAAGAATTTGTAATGGCAATTACGAAACAGTCAGAATCACTAAAATTGAAAAAATTGATAGAAAATCATGTAATCAATTCAATGAAATACAAGATACAATAGTTTACGACCTTAAGATAGAAGATGATCACAGTTACGTAGCAAATGGAATAATAGTACATAATTGTCATCACATACCAGCAACAGAATTCTATAAAACATCAGAAGAAGTAGATGCATTTTATAAATTGGGATTATCAGCAACACCGGAAAGAACAGATGGAAGCACTTTGAAGATGATAGCAGCAATCGGAGAGGTAATTAAAGTATCAAGCATCAAAGAATTGATACAAAAAGGAATTTTAGCAAAACCTTCAATCAAAATCGTAAATGCACCACCAGGAAAAGGAGGTTCAACATATGCAGAAGCAAAAAAGAATTCGATAATACTGAATGATGAACGAAGCAAGCTAATAGCAAGATTAACTTATGAACAAGTAAACAAAAACCAATCGGTTTTAATTACAGTAGATAGCATTCCACATGGAAAAAGATTGGAAACTCTAATTAAAGATTCAATATTCATACATGGAAAAACAAAAAAAGAAATAAGAGAATCAGAATTAGAAAAATTCAAAAACGGAGAGCGAAAAGTAGTAATTTCGACTTTACTAAGCGAGGGAAGCGACATTCCAGACTTAAGAGTAATCATAAACGCAGGAGGAGGAAAAAGTGAACCAGCGCACATGCAAAAAATAGGAAGAGCATTAAGAACGACAGAAACAAAGAAAACTGCATTGATAATCGATATAGTAGACCAGGGAAAATGGTTAAGAGATCATGCTCAAAACAGAATAAGACTATATCATGAAATATTCGGGGATTTGGCGGTGTATATATGAAACTATCTAAGACAAATAGAATAAGGAGCACAAACTTTAAGAATGCTTGGTATGAGGCAATAAAGTTTGTACTATTAGATGGAATCGAATTCACATTCGGAACACCGGGAGAAGGAAAAGTAGCATTTGATTCTGTGCAAGAAATAATTCTAACAGGACATGCATTGAGACAAATAGAAGATCATGTAGTGCATCCACAATACAAATTTGGTGGAAAACGGTTAGAAGAATATTGCAAGGAATTCACAAGTGAATTTCTAAGAGAATACAACAACAAAACAAGAGAATGTGATAGATTCGACTACATGTACTACGAAAGACTAACAAGACATTCAGGAATCGATGATGGAATATATGATTGCGAGACAGACCAATTAGAAATAATGAACGAACGATTAGGAGATCAACTAGATTCAGAAATAGCATCGAATTTCTGTCAAGCAATAACATGGGAAGTAGGACGAGATGGAACATATGCATACTCAAGTCCATGTCTTCAAAGAATATGGATGAGATGGTATGAACCAAACATAGTAGATGTGCATCTTTCATGGAGATCGAGAGATTTATATGGAGCATGGCCTAGCAATATTGTAGCAATAACAGAAATGCTAAACAGAGAAGTAATAAAGCCAAATAAATGTGAAATAGGAAGAATAATCGATTACTCAGACTCATTGCACATCTACGACTACAACTTAGAAGAAGCAAAATTAGTAAAAGAAGTACCAGAATTTCACGGGGTATAAAATGGACGGATATAACGAAGCATTAAAAGCTGTAAAAAATATAAAAAACGTAACAATAAGAATGGCAGAAATAGAAAACATACTACATGCAATATCAAATGATACAAACGACGCAATCAATAGTATAAATGAAATGAACTTAGGAAATGCGAAAAATTCACTAGAAAGAATAAGAGAAAGAATAAAAGATGAAGTACCAAAGAGAAGATATATAAGAGACGTAAAACAAGAAATGGAAGAAATGGAGTAAATAAATGTTAAACTACGGATATCTATTAAAATCAAAAGAAAAAGATAATCCTTCAAATTTTTGTAGAGATGAATGGAGATGAAAATGAACATAGAAAAAATAGTTGTAAATGCATCGGGAGTAGACCAACTTAAACTATTTTGGTTAATGAAAGCAAACGATGGGCACTATTACATACAACATCAAATGAACAGAGAAAATGCACATACAAGAAACATAAAAATAACAAACAAACAAGCAACTGAAATAAGAAATGCAAATGACAATTTCATGGCATGGTGCATAATGGATAGAATATACGGAGAAAATATATAAATGGAACAAATAGACACAGTATTTCTAGGAGGAATAGTACATCTTTCAACAATAGATTATCCAGGAAACGCAGCAACAACTATATTTTTAAGCGGATGTAATGTAAAGTGCAAAGGATGCCATAATAAACAATTATGGGAAAGAAAAAACGAAACTAAAATAGATGAAATAATAGAAAACATAAATTGGAACATGATATCAGCAGTAACAATAAGCGGAGGAGAACCACTGGAACAAGAAGAAGCAATAATAAAACTAGCAAAAATAATACGAAAAAAGGGGAAAAAAGTGGGTTTACATACATCAGGGAAAGGAAATTTACTAAAAGTGATAGAATATTTCGATTTCATACTAATAAGCAAACCTGAAGAAATGGAGTGGAATAGATGAAAATACAAATACTAGATGCAAATTACAAATATGACAATGAAAGAAATCCAGTAATACAATTATTTGGAAAAGAAGAAAATGGGCAGAATCACTTAATAAGAATAAACAAATTTAAACCATATTTTTATGCAAACTTAGAAGAAGATGCAGATATCGATGAAACAAAAAGAGAAATAGGAAACATGGGAGTAAACGTAACGGAAATAATGAAATATGAACCAATAGGATTTCAGACAACAAAAAAGAAAATGCTAAAAATCGAAGCAATCGACCCAAAAGATGTTAGAACTCTAAGAGAAAGAGTGAAAAATCTAGTTGGAATCAAAGAAGTATATGAAACAGATATTTTATTCAAAAACCGATTTCTAATAGACAAAAATTTGGGTGGAATGAAATGGGCAGAATTATCAAATAAAGAAGAAATAAATGAATCAGATATAAAATCAATAGAAAAAGTAGAAAACGCACAATTGAAAATGATGAGCATAGATATAGAATGTTTACCAGATCACGGACAAATGCCAACACCGGAAAAATCACCAGTTATTTTAATAAGCTTTGCATTTAATCAGAAATTCATGGAATCGAATGATTTAGTGTTGGTGGGGAAATCATTGCAATTCAATGAAAACAACACAATTTCATTGGAATCAGAAGAAGAACTATTGAGTGCTATGGTAGAAGTAATAAAAGAATACGATCCAGATATTGTAGTAGGATACAACTCAAATGAATTCGATTTGCCTTATTTAGAAAAGAGAATGCAAAAATTATTAGTAGACTCGAACATAGGAAAAGATGGATCAAATTTATACACAAAAAAAATCGGGATTGTAACATCAGTGATGATAGCAGGAAGAATAGTAGTAGATCTACTACCAATTTTAAGAAACTCGAATGAGGATAAATACAAATTAAAAAGCTATACATTAAGAAACGTAGCAAAAAAATTTCTAAGAATAGAAAAATTGGATGTAGAACCAAAAGAAATGGAACAGATATGGTTAAATGGATCAGATGAAGACTTAAGAAGATTCATAGCATACTCAAGAAGAGATGCAATAATTGCACTAGAACTACTAACAACACTTAAACTAATGGAAAAATACGTGGAAATGTCTAAAGCGAGTGGGTCATTACTACAAGACATAGTAAATGGCGGGCAATCAGGAATGATTGAAAATCTGCTAATGAGAAGATTCAGAAAATACGATAGAGTAGTTTCTTCTAAACCAGATTCAGAATTAGCCGATGAAAGATTCGAGAATGCATCAGAATTAAAAGGAGGAGCTGTTTTAGTACCAGAAAAAGGATTGGTAGAAGATGTGATAATACTAGATTACAAATCTCTATATCCAACGTTGATGATGGCATATAACTTATGTTACTCGACCGTATTAAACAAAGAAAATATATCAAATAGCGAAGAAATCATAAAAGCACCATTCGGAAATGGAAAATTTGTACCAGCTACGATAAAAAAAGGAATAGTACCAGAGATCCTTGAGGAATTATTGAATCAAAGAATAGAAATCAAGAAGAAAATGAAAAAATCTAGTGGATCTGAAAGAGATCTATTGGATGCAAAACAGTATGCTATAAAAATATTACTAAATAGCTTCTATGGATATTCAGGATACCAACGAGCAAGACTTTATGACCTAAGAATAGCAAATGCTGTAACATCATTCGGAAGAGAAAATATCTTAAAAACACAAAATGTAATAAATTCAATGAATATAGAAGAAAAAGAATTACATGTGTGTTATGGGGATACGGATTCGGTATTTATATCAGTAAAATCAAATAAAAAATTATCAATTGAAAAAGCAAAAGAAATAGGAAACACAATTTCAAAAGAAGTAACAAAAAATCTACCAAAACCAATGGAATTGCTATATGAAACATTTGCAAGAAGAGGAATATTAGTAGCGAAAAAACGATATGCAATGTGGATATTTGACGAAGACAAAGATGGTTATACAGATAAACTAAAAATAAGAGGAATAGAGACAGTACGAAGAGATTGGTGTAACCTGACATCATCTACACTAAGAACGATATTAGATTTGATACTTAAAGAAGGAAAAGTAGATGAAGCAATTAGTTTAGCAAACGAAAAAGTACAAAAAATAAAAAATTTCAATATATCAACAGATACGGAAATGCTAGAAGACTTGATGTTATCAAGAAGATACACAAAAGGAATAAATTCGTATAAAAACAAACAACCACATATTCAATTAGTAGAAAGAATGAAAAATCGAGGAGATGTAACACCATCAATCGGAGATAGAATACAATATATCATAATAAAAGGAAAAAGCGGAGGACGAAAAGGAAAGAAAGATTTGTTTGTGAATAGGGCAGAAGATCCAAATTACATAAAAAAATATGGAATACCTATAGATACAGAATATTACATTAACAAACAACTACTTCCACCATTACTACGAATATTCGAAGTATTGGGAGGAAATAAAGAAATACAAGAAAAAATAGAATTGAAAGAAAAAAATCAAAAAACATTGGAGGATTGGAAATGAAACAATAAAAAAAAACAACACAAACTATTTTTTTATTTATTCATAACACATTGCTTCAAGAACTTCGTTGGAGCGCAGGGGTAGCAGAATCCCAGGAGCTTCTAGTAGGTGACCTTATGCACTGCACGTTACCACTTCGCACGCGCCGCCAGGGGCTTCGATAGAATCTACTCCTTTAATACCAACAGTTTTTTCAATATCATTAACATAAATCGTTGGTTCCTCAGCTAAAACATATTTACATATAACATATTTATACCTCAATAATTCCTTTCCTAAAAATTTATTATATACCGCCCACCGAAATTATTGGGGCGGAATCCATCATAAACACTTATCCAAATGATACAATTTTGATAAAATTAATTGCTCCTGATGCAATTAAAGCAAGATTTCCACCGGATGATTGATTACCATATATCTGTAAATAATCTCCGGCATTTAAATAAATTTGAGTTGAACCGGAGCACCGAACCCAAAGGGACGCACCGTTATTATTCAAATTTGGGCCTTCTTCCACGTTGACACCGTTTTTATACAATGACCACGATCTTTCGCCTGTTGCATTCGCTGCGAATGTTATCTTCGCAGTTATTATGTACAATCCCGCACGAGGCGCAGTAAATTTCCATGCTGCGCCAGTTGTTACGCATCCATGAGAATCATTCGTTTTGTCCTCAAAATCAATAAGGGTATTTACGCCGGTTGCCAGTGACAACGCCGCATCGGTTGAATATTGTGCAAATATTTTCTCAGATGCTGCAATTTGCGCCGGGCCTGCTATTCTTGAAACATCCATATATGTGACTGTCCCGGCTTCTATTGTCAGTTGATTTGTCGAATTATCGCCGGCACCAGTAATCCAAATTTCAAAGTAATCTCCGGCCACACAATCAATACTAGATGCCGATCCCACCAAACCCCATAACTCCCCCGCGCTTGCAATTTTACGATGCTCGCCGCGCCGGATGGCAGTACCACTCTTCCTAAGATCAATCCAATAGTAATTTGCAAGTGAATTTGTACCATTTGTTGCAACTTTGAAGTTTACAGTATATTTGCCAGGAACTTTTACAATATATCGATTATTTGCAGCATCAAAACCGCCGTGAGTATCATCGGATGAAATATTTAGCGGAACTTTGACGGATGACACATTTGGTGCAACATTTGCATTTCCTGATAAATAACAATGCGCAGCAACCACCCGCGTTTCCGCGTCGCTGCTCATCTGACAATTTGATCCCCATCCGAGAATAGGAACTCTGAAAAATCCTCGGATGTTATCGCCATTCGCCCAGGTAATTGGAGATGTCGTGAACCAGTCGGTTGAAACTCCGTTGAGTGAAGTAATTCTTACTTGGTTATTTGTACCATTTAATGCAATATTCCCACCATACTTCTTCCATGAATCGCTTGCATCTTCCGCATTGGCGGAACCTATTATTTGATGATACTGACTGGCACATTTTGAAACATCGATTACATAGCCAGCTGGCATAACGAGATAGAATATCCCACTACCAACGTCAGTAATAGAAACAGCAAAAAATACTAATAAATCACATCCAACACGCATACATTTCGTAACCACAGTTCCAGGGACACCGACGCATGTAAACGGAAGCGACCCAAGTTCTATTATTGGTGATCCTTGGTTAGCGGTTCCTGGCCCTACCTGGATCTCATCAATGTCTACCCGGAGCTGCGAAGTGCTTGTAGTTGCAGTATGCCAGATAACCCTAAGAGATGCGCAATTATATGGTATCTGAACTTCAGAGAAGAAATCACATGCAACACCAGCAGAAGCACCAGCTACTTGGTAAGGAGTAGGCTGGATGAGGACGGAATTAGTAACATCATAAAGCCATACAACAAAGTCACCAGTTGCTATTGTATCTACTGGTATATATGGGAATTTTATAACATTTACTTTTCCTCTATATCCAGCAGGAATAGCCATGTCATAAGAAATTCCTTCACCCTGGCGATTAGCAGCGTCTTTAGTAAACCTGGCACTTTTTGTACCACTGAGAATAACAGTATCAGATGCAAGAAACGTAATATTCGGACTGCCGCCAGTCCCGTCTACGGGACTAGTACCAGCGGCATCGGCATACCTAACCCATCCAGTAGGAACCTGACCAACGGTGTCACCTTCGAAATTGCCATTAAGGACAAAATTAATGCCACCTGCAATACCCATTAGAAGATTCTGACGAGTAGCATACTTATAAGCTCCATCATGAACAGGAATCTTAGCAGTAGAAAGAACAGTAGTAAGCTCAGTAAGAGAAGGATAACATGCTTCATCATATCTAGCAGCTTCACCAACGCCAGTAGGAGCAGCGAGGCCAGTTATCTTCTGAGAATTCATTGCAAGTGCGGTAGTAGGAGCAGCCCATTCATTAATTTTAATGGCAGCTTTGAGCGCGGCTTTTAACTCGGCCCAGGTAAATTTTTTAGAGACATACGAAGCGCCTGAATCGAGAAATCGAATTTCATCTCCATCAGAAGGAGTAGATTTAGTAGTAACTCCATGAATCCATGTCTCAATAGCAACTTTTACATAGGCCCAGGTAATTTTTTCATGGGAATAAGACGAAGCAGAATTGAAGATATTAAATTCATCATTATCTGCGAGCGTAATTTTAGCAGAAAGACCATGCATCCACGATGAAATAGCAGTTTTTAACTCAGACCAGAGAATATGAACAAAAGTGCCACCAACGTTATCACGATATCCTATCTTATCAGCGTCGGCAATAGCAGACTTATTTGAGGAAGCTTGGATAGCAGCAGCAATATCAAATCCATAATTTTTCCAGAGGCCAGCAAAATCACCAACAACCGGAGTTAGGACGGTATTTGATACCTTGATGGCGAAATACTGCTTAGAAACATTAAATACAGTAACAAAACCTGTGCCGTCATCGGCATCGGCCCATGCGATATAAGTATAAGTATTATCTCCCTTATCGCCCTTAACACCCTGGATACCCTGATAACCTTTATACTCAAACCAAAGACCAGAAAAATCGCCAACAACAGGAGTAAGAACAGTATATGACATTTTAAATGCTATAAAATCAAGACCAACCGCAGGAGAAGTAGCAAAATCAGTCCCAATGTCATCAGAGGCAAAGCCTAAATAAAGATAAGCAGGTACGCCAGCAGGCCCCTGCGCGATGGCAATAGGATTACCAAATAACATAGAGGATAAGAAGGAAACTCAAAAGCTAAATAGTTTTGGCAACACGGTATAAATAATGTCGCTGAATGTAGATCCAGGAACGGGAGTGCCAACACAGATTCAGGATTATGATGGGTTTGATGTAACAAATTTGGATACGAATAGATGGGAAACTCCTGTTCAGAGCGGATCTACGACTATGGAACAGACAGGAGGAGAACTGGTTTTTACAAATTTAGGAACAGGAACAAAAGGAATTTCGTATTACGAAACAAAAAGAAAATTTGGAAAAAATTGGAGAAAATCGATAGATTTAAAATTGGCAACGATTACGGGAACAAGCGGAGAAATTTCATTAGTATTGTATAAGGACGCAAATAATTATGTAAAAATCGGGCCATATAAGTCTGCAACTGTGGATTGTAATTGCTATTTGAGATACAGAGTAGCAGGAGGAGTAGCGCAGGCACAACCATTAACGGCAGATGTAATAAATACAACAGAATTCAGCACTTACACATTCGGAATAATAGGAGACACAATTTTAATCTATTATGACGGAATTTTGATGACTTCTATGCCGTTCGGAGAAATGTTCAATTTCACGGCAAGAATAGAGGCCGGAACAGGAGCAAATGCAGATACTTTAAGTGCAAAAGCAAACGATTACGAAACAATAAATCATTTGGACACGATGTTGATAACAATAGGAGCAATTGTAAAAGATATACATGATAATATGGGAGTTTCACTGGTAAATGATATAAGCGGAAATATAACTTTAACAAATACAACAGAGCAATTCATAACATTATCACAAGCAACATACGGAACGAAATTCAGAGTACATCTATTTGCAGATTTAGAAGGGCAATTGATAGATGTAGCAGGGAGAACACCAAATGGGGGTGCATTCGAAGATTTAACAGCAATAGCAAACAATTTAGTTTCAAATTCTGTTCCATTGGTGGGAGATACACCAGCGGCGGGAGATTGTTTCTATTTTAAATCATTGACACAATTTCATTCACTTGATTTATACATGGAAAAAGGAGCAGGAAATACATCACATACAATAATATGGGAATATTGGAATGGTTCAGCATGGGCAACTCTAACAGTAACGGATGGAACAATTTATAACAGCAAAGTAATGGGAAAAAGCGGAAGAATAACATGGACAAGTGATACAGTATTATATGGCGGATATTATCAGATAAGAACAAGATTGACAGTATTGGGATCTGTATCAAATGTACCAACTGCAACGCACATCCAGACAAATGTAGACGGAGAAACAGGATTTGATGCATTAGCGGCAGTTTTCTCAACTCTGACGCTATCTATTTACAGAAAAAGAGGAGATGGAACGTACGGATCACTGCCAACAGAAATGGGATTGCCATATACTCAGTGTATTTTATATAGAAATCTAGCAATTACGGATTTACCATGTTGGTCAGATACAAAAATAGGCATAAAGCTGTCGGCTACGCCAACAGCTAATATAACGATACCATACACGGGGTTTATTGAGACAATTGAGCCGTGAATTTCTTTTTAATTTCTAACTCCTCTGGCGGAGCCAGAGGAGAAACGGTAATTTCTTTATCAAGGGCTATGAAATGCTGCGGCGGCATGGATCGTGGCCAAAATGATTCAGGCATATATGACCACCTACGCTTATAGTATATGTTTCTTGCTGCAATATGCTTTCGGCACCAACCCCGGACGGATTGAGGATACTATCACCGGAACCACCAGAACC